TCCGATTATTTATGTTGCTAACGTAGGCAGCACATCAAATGTAGTCGCGTATTTGCAAATGGGGTCTACGGCAACAACTCAATCCATCCCAGTTACAATCGCAACATCATCATACGCTTTGGTGCAACCTGGAACTCCGATTAGTGGAAGCGGAACTGTTGGTATTTGGGTATCTGCCAGTGGTGTTGTTGCCTACGGCGGTGTGACGCGCACTTACACAGCTTCAGCATAGGTGCATTATGGGAAATGTAATGACGCCGTTTTTCCCACCAAAAGCGGCATTTATTCCAAAATTAGTTAATATAGCTGCGTCTGGACCTTATACAAACAGCTTTTACATTGATATCACAACGGCTCAAGCGGATAACGACATTATTTATGTAAATGGTTCAGCAACAAATCCTGGCTCAATAGCAACTCTTGCTTTTGTATACATTAACCTCCCCTCAACTGCGCGTACTAAAGTTTATACTTTTAACATTGGCAACATCACACTATCCACATCCTTCACCACCGCCATTGGCATTGTCGCAGCACAAAGCGGGACGAGTATTGACCTTAATGTAAACACAAGTATGCAAGTTGCTTTTAGCGCAACAGGATACGGAACAAGCGGAGTTCCTATTGTAAGGCGTGTAAGTTCCACAGGCATAACTTTTTCTAGTTAAGGGGTTTAGAGTTTTATAAATGCCCACAGCAATGACATTCACCAGTTTGCAGTCTGACGTTCGCTCTTATTGCGAACGTGGCGGGTCGGCTGTTGACGCTCAGTTTAACACCCAGCTTCCTGGGTTTATTAACTTGCGTGAACGTCAGATTGCGCGTGAACTTAAAATCCAAGGTTTTATCAATAACGTAAATACTTCATACACAACGTCCCTTGGTGTTTACCCAAAACCAGACCGTTGGCGCGAAACCATTAGCATCAATGTCGGCACCAATGTCGGCACAGCAACGACGTTTAATACCCGCGTTACGCTTCTACCGCGTTCGTATGAATATATCCGCACATACTGGCCCGATGATACTCAGACCGGCACGCCTAAGTATTATGCTGATTATGACTATAATCACCTTATCTTCGTGCCAACACCGTCAACAACTTTCCCGTATGAAATTAATTACTGGCAACTTCCGCCATTGTTAGACGACACTTCGCAAACAAATTGGTTGACAGAATACGCGCCCAACGCCTTGCTCCACGGCACGTTGGTTGAGGCGTTCACATACTTGAAGAACTCAGAACAATCAGCAGCTTGGTCCCAAGCCTATGATCGTGATATGGCGGCATTGAACAGCGAGGATTTGCAGAAAATTCTTGACCGCGCACAGAAAAGGAATACGGCGTGACCGGTTTTACACAAGTATTCGGCGGCGGAACGCTTGACCCAGCGCAGCCTAGCTATAAGTCTTACACTGCCACTTCCAGCATTACGACCGTATGGCCAATTGAAGCCTCGACCAGCCAAAATGTGGTTGCGGCGATCAACGACATTAGCTTTGGAACTACGACTGGCTTAACCTTCACATTGCCGCCAGCCAATCAAGTCTCGGTTGGCTACAATGCTTTGTTTAATAACGTAGGCACCAGTGCCTTTACGGTGCTGGCCAACGGCGGCGGCACGGTTCTCACAGCCACATCTGGCGCGGCTTGGTCGGCATATGTAACCGACAACACAACGGCTTCTGGCGCGTATCGCGTTTACCAAGCCGGTGCTGGTACGTCCTCGGCTTCGGCTGGTACGCTGGCCGGACTTGGTATCAAAGCAATCACCACAACGCTAAATCAAGAATATCCTGCGTACAGTGTTGCAGTAAGCACTCTGATTACAGCTTCATACCGTGCCGCTACGGTCGTTTACACGGGTGGTTCTGGCACGTTTACGTTTGACCCGCTGGCCACACTTACAACAGGCTGGTTTGTAAACCTTGTAAATCAGGGCACAGGTGCGATTGTTATTACGCCGCCAAGCGGGACTATTGATGGTTCTGCTACAAAGACCATGAACCCTGGCGATAGCTGCATTGTCACGACTAACGGTTCTAATATGTTCACCGTCGGTTTTGGACAAGACGCTGTTTATGCGTTTTCGTTTATTACAATCAACCTTGGCGTTGGCTTTAGCGGTAATTACACATTAAGCGGTTCAGAGCTTAATAAAACAGCAATTCAATTTACCGGAACTCTTGTTGGCGCGGTAAACATCATCGTTCCGTTTACAGCGCAACAATACTGGGTTGATAACTCAACGACCGGCGGCACTGGCTTTGCGTTCCTTGTAAAGACATCAACGCAAACCGGCGGCGCAGACGTTGAAAACGATGGCACTAACCCAAGACGCGAAATTCTATATTGCAATGCAACCATTGTAGTAAGCGCCGATACAACCGGCCTTAGCACGCCGTTGGGTATTGGTGATGGTGGAACAGGTGCATCAACAGCCAGCGGGGCGCTTGTAAACCTTGGCGGTGGAACGGTTGGCATCCCGGTATTTCAATCAAATACAACGGCCTCGGCTCTGTCTAACCTTGGCGGTGGAACGGTTGGCATCCCGGTATTTCAATCAAATACAACGGCCTCGGCTCTTTCTTTGCTTGATGCACCAAGCACTTTAGATGCGTTCACTTATGTTCAGATGTTCAGCTAATGGCAGATTTAGTTCCCTTAAAGATAGCTTCTCAGCCAGGGTGCAAAAGAGATGGCACGCTTCTGGAAGGGGACAACTATGTCGATACACAATGGTGCCGCTTTCAGCTTCGTAAGGGTTTGCCGCGTAAGATGGGCGGCTATCGTCGTCTGACGGCTGAACTATCAGGTATCTCTCGCGGCCTTAACGTCTTTAACAGCGATCTAAACACCTACACTCATACTGGCTGGTCAGATGGTTTAGAGCGGTTCTTGCTCGACCAAAACGGCAACGTGTCGTCCATTTCTGACAGAACTCCTGCTGGTTTTACGGCTGATGCAAAGAACCTTTGGCAGTTTGATACTTTAGCAGAGGCAACAGGCATAGAGTCATATTTGCTTGCACATGCCGCACCAAATCTAACTGATATATCAAGTTCAACCGACGCGCCGGTTTACTACGGGGACGTTTTAGGCACGGCTGCATTGACTGCGACAACATCACCTGATGTATCTGGCGGTGTCATGTCTCTTGGACCATTTGCTGTAAGTTTTGGCAATTATGGTGTTGTTAATTACACTAAAGAAGCAAACCCTAACGATGTAACTGGAGTATGGGAAAGCGTTAGACCAGCATCATCAAAGCTGGTGTATGGCCTTCCCGTTCGTGCCGGTGCCGGTAACGGTCCTTCTGGTTTAATCTGGGGCGTTGAGTCACTGATCCGCATGACATTCGTGGGTGGGACCGCAACATTCAACTTTGACAACATAACCTCTGCCTACAGTCTGTTGTCTTCTCAATGCATCATTGAGTATGACGGCATTTATTATTGGGCTGGCATAGATCACTTCTTGAGCTTTAACGGTGTTATTCAGGAAGTTGAAAACGGCATGAACCTTAACTGGTTCTACGACAACCTAAACTATGCTCAATCGCAGAAGGTGTTCGCCTTTAAGATTCCGCGTTGGGGCGAAATCTGGTGGTGTTATCCACGCGGCACCGCCACAGAATGTACCCATGCCGTGATCTATAACGTTCGGTTGTCGCGCATTTTAGGATACGCGGTTTGGTACGATACCGAGCTTCCCAACGATGGCCGTTCTGCTGGCCAGTTTGCGCGTGTGTTCCGTTCGCCGCTGATGACGGGAACTAAAGTTGACCCAGATACCCTTAAGTACAAACTCTGGCAGCAAGAGTTTGGCACAGACGACATTGATGGCAACGACATCTTAGCCGTCCAGTCGTACTTTGAAACCAATGCCATCTGGCCAGCCGAGATGCAGGGCAGCAGCAACCGTGGTCTGTACGTGGATTACTTTGAACCTGACTTTGTGCAGTCTGGGGATATGACCGTCCAAGTCACCGGCTCTTACTCAAACGCCCGTGCGGCCCAGGTCAGCAGCGACCCCGTATCGTTCCCGGCAACGGCGACTTCGGCTGAAAACCAAGTTGTGTATATTCGTGAACAACGCCGCCAGATGCGGTTTAAGTTTGAAAGCAACGTCGTGGGCGGCAACTACGAGATGGGCGACACGGTTGCCCAAGTTAGACCATCCGATGGCAGGATTACATCGTAATGGGTACTAATGTCATATCCCCCCAAGGCATGAACGCCGTGGAATGGACGGGGGCTATGGCTATGTATATGGATAAATTTGGCATTTTGCCCTCTATCCAGAAGTCAGAAGACTGGAAATCTTGGGGTTCGGCTGCGTTACTTTTATCATCTTTAAATGGTATAATACTGCCAAACCCCTACGATTTCTCCGACTTTGAGACTTGGGCACAACGCTTTGTAGAAATATTAGCGAGTCGATCATGACAATGGGTTTAGTCAACGCGGCGCGACAGATTGAGGCTTATGGGAGAGGGCCGGATACCAGCCTAGCGCATATCTCGCCTGACGAATCCGCCATGCTGGATTACATGCAGGGCGGTAGGCGCATGAATCCCATTACGGGTCTGCCCGAGTACAGTTTGTTTGGGAAGATTCTGAAGGTCGTTGCCCAGATCGGCGCTTCTACGGTTGGCTTTATGTATGGCGGTCCCCTCGGTGCCGCAGCGGCAAGTGCGGCTGTGTCTAAACTGACGGGCGGCTCTTGGAAATCGGCGCTGACAACGGGCGCAATATCGGGCCTAACGGCTGGCCTTGGTAGTTATGCGTCTGGCGCTCGCGGCCTAACCGGGGCCAATAGTCTGTTTCAATCGGGAAACTCATTGGCTGCTAATGCTGCTTCAAATGCAGCAAATGTATTAAAAACTGCAACACCAACTATTGGATCAGCTTTTACTACTGGCACAAACTTAGCTATGCCTGGAATAACAAATGCTATCCCTGGGCTAACTGCTGCACCATCTTTTGTTTCTAGTGCAGCGCAAGCCGCTCCTGGAATAACAGGGGTTATCCCTGGACTAACAGCTTTACCAGCCGCTGCGTCAACGCTTGCTCCTTCTGCACTTGGTGCTTTTGGCTCAAATCTTATGAACTCCGGTTATGGCGCTTTAGGCGCTGCTGTCGGTGCGGCTATTCCAACTAAAGGAACCCCCGCGACCCCTCCCCCGCCCTTAACTCAATTGCCATATGATCCTAACAATGTGTTTTCTTGGATGCGCCCAAATCGCGGAGCGTTAACCGAAGAACAAATTGAAAATAAAAAATTATTAACACCGACAATTAACCCGACAGATATTTATAACCAACAATACCCATACGCAGACGGTGGCCCTGTTGGCATGGGCTTGCCTCAATCTGCGGCTGTGCCGCAGCTTATGTCTGCTGCTCAGTTTGGCTATCTAAATGCTCGTACCGGCGGCAGGATTGCTGGTCCCGGCGATGGCAAAAGCGACGACATCCCGGCGTTGCTTTCAAATGGCGAGCATGTGATTGATGCATCCACGGTTTCCGATCTTGGTAACGGCGACAACGACACTGGCCAGAAGCGATTAGAAGAAATCAAACAAAAAATCCGCAACGGTGCGGGTCGTAAAAATCCTCATAAAGCCTCACCTAAACAAAAAGGTCTTGGGTTTTTGTTAAAAAGCGCACGGGCGTAGGAAATAAAATGGCATCTTCCACAAACACCAGTTATCAAACAGTCACAAACGTACTTGATCCGGCCACGCAAACGTTTAGGAACGCTGTATTTCCAAGTCTTTCTCGATTAGCAGGACGCACGCCTACGGTTTATGGGGCTAATTGGGACACAAAAGCTGGGCCAAAGTTATACAACCCTGATGGCACCCCTCAACTTGACCCGAACAACGGGGAGCAAATGTATGAGGGCGCATTTGTCCGCGACCCAGCCATCCCTCTAACGGCTGAGATAAACAAAGACATTACAGATGCGAACGAAATGGTTCGCAAAAATGTAGGCTCTGCCACACCTGGATTAACGCGAGGCGCTGCTAATATTAACAACGCTTCTGGAATGGATATTTACGGCGCTGGCGCAGGTGCATATGGCAAAGCCGGTGGACTTTACGATCAAGCCGCTGCTGGCCAATCTGGTTTAGCCGGTCAGGGTCAATTCAATGCCGCCACAGGTCAATTTGAACGTGCTGCTGAAGGTCAATCTGGTTTAGCCGGTCAGGGTCAATTTAACGCTGCCACAGGTCAATTTGAACGTGCTGCTGAAGGTCAATCTGGTTTAGCCGGTCAGGGTCAATTTAATGCTGCCACAGGCCAATTTGAGCAAGCGGCTGGCACCAACACCGCCAATATGTACAGCCCGTATGCCCAACAAGCGCAGGGGCAGTATGGACAAGCCGGTGATCTCTACGGTCAATCTACGGATGCCCTAGGGTTGTCTTCGGCCTCGCCGTATCTACAGGCCGCTGGTTTGTCATCTGCTCAAAATGTTGGGCAGTACATAAACCCGTACAACGAGCAAGTAACAAATCGTATTGCTGAACTTGGCGCACGGAACTTGTCCGAGAATATTTTGCCTTCTGTTGGTAGCGATTTTATTAAAGCTGGCGGCTACGGTTCAACCCGTCAACGCGATTTAATTGGTCGTGCAGTGCGGGATACACAAGAATCAATCCTGGGCCAGCAAGCTCAAGCTCTTCAAGCTGGCTACGGCCAAGGACTTACGGCTTCTGCGGCTGATTTGGCGCGATATAGCAACTTGGCTGGTACGGCAGGTAGTCTTGGCACACAACAGCAACAGATTTTACAAAGTGCGGGTGCTGGTCTTGGGAACCTTGGCACTGCGTATTCTAACCTTGGGTCTACATATGCCGGTCTAGCAGGGTCCGACGCGGCCCGTCGTCTTCAAGCCGGTCAAGGGCTATCTGCAATCGGTCAAGCTAACATCCAAGCTAGTGAATCCGATCTGGCCCGTCGTCTTCAAGCTGGTCAAGGACTATCTGCAATCGGTCAAGCTAACATCCAAGCTAGCCAAGCTGATCTGGCCCGTCGTCTTCAAGCTGGTCAAGGACTATCTGCAATCGGTCAAGCTAACATCCAAGCTAGCCAATCTGATCTGGCGCGGCAACTCGCGGCTGGTCAAGGACAAGCCGGTATTGGCGCTGGATTGGGTAATTTGATGCAAGCCAATCAACAGGGCCAACTTGCTGCGGGACAAGCCAATATTAATTTGGGTACAGCAACTCAAGCGGCAGGGTATAGAGATGCCGGAGCGTTGGCTGCGGTTGGTGAATCGAAACAAGCTCAAGATCAACGTGTTATTGACGCTAATAAAGCGCAAGTTGGAGCGGAAGGTGCCGCTATCTTTGATCCGGTATCTAGGGCAATTAGCGCGGCGGGTGGTACACCTGGAGCGGCAACTTCTAGTCAAACTACAACATCTGCTCCTGGTGTAAGCCTTGCGGGGCAATTGGCAGGTGCAGCCGGAACTGTTGTCGCGGGGGCCAACCTCGTGAAAGCCAAAGGTGGCGCGATCAAGAAGGGTTCACTGAAGAAATCTAGTTACGGCAAATTGCCGAAGCGTGGACTTAGCATGTTTGCGAGGGCTGCATAATGGCGTTCAATCCGATGCAACAGCAGCAGTCTCCCGATATGCTGATGGCGATGATGACTGATCCACGCGCTACGCCACAGCAGCGCATGGCTGCGATGTCAGCCCTGAACACTATGAGGGGCGGAGCTATCGCCCCACAACAACCGCCGCAGATGACTGGCGACAGCACGGGCGTGAGCCAAATAGACCCAGCGTTTATGGCCGCTGTGCGACAAGAAGTAATGGGCCAAGGGCCAGAAGAACAACCTGAAATCCCTCAACGTCAAGCCGCGCCGGAAGCGCCGCAAGACCCTTCAACTGAAGCCTTGATGTCGGGCGCTGCTGATGCCAGCCGCGTTGCATCAATGGCGCATGGCGGAGCGGTGAGGGGGTATGCTGAAGGCGGCAAGCCGCAGAGTTTATCAGACTTGTTAGAAATAATTAACGACCCAACTGCTGACCCTGCTGACCGTGCAAGGGCTGAAGCATTAAGAAAAAAAGATCAAATTAATAATTTTTACACAACAGGTGCTGGCAAAGATTCACCGCAATTTGTTAAAGACATTGACAAGCTTGATAAATACATCCCCGAACCTTCTTTTCTTCCTTCTTTAATTTATAAAGGGGCTAAAGCTGTTACAGATTTTGCTGTACCTAAAGTTACAAAGTATTTCACTGGTTACGATACAGCTCCTGCTGATGAAGCCGCCCCTACCGCTGAAACAGCTTCGGTTGATACTGCTGCTCCGGTTGTTGCCACTGCTCCGGTTGTTAAACCTCGGGTTGCGCCAGTCGTTAATGCTGGTGATGGTGTTCTTAAGGTTGGCCCAGAGATAGCTAACAAATTAATTAATGCGCCGCCAAACATTGCTCAAGATGTTCCAAAGAAGAAAGATTATTTTAAACTTCTTGAAGAAAAACTTACCGAAAATAAAAGCGGTATTTCTTCACAAGACAAATACATGGCGCTTCTTCAAGCCAGCTTGGGCACGATGGCGGCTGCTTCTCAGCCAGGGGCCAAGCTCCTTGGTTCAATCGGCCAAGGCGGAATGGCTGGCATTAAACAAATAGAAGACGCACGGGTTTTGCGTGCAAAAGAAAGGGCTGGCGATCTTGATACCTACGCCAAACTTGCTGAAATTCAGCAAAAATCTAAAGAGAAAGTTTTATCTAAAGGGCAAGAAGCTATAGATACAAATTACGGGAAAGAGTATGCGGACTTTTTAAGTCGCGGAGGGGCTAGTGTATCCGCAGGTCAGTTAAAGAATTTGTCTGATGCACGAAATATTATAACTGATGCCATTACCAATAAAAAAGATATAACTGGTCCCGTAGCTTCATTTGTTACTTCAGAAAATATGCCAAAATGGGTTGGGGGCTTTGCTGCTCCTGAAACTGTAACAGTACAGGATATGGTTAACAGTGTTGCCCAATCGAATCTTCGCGTTACTTTAGGTTCACAGTTTGCTCAAAAAGAAGGTGAAGGCGTTTTACAACGAGTTTTTAATCCAGCATTGTCGCCACAAGAAAATTTAAGAAGATTAGATATGATGATGTCTTCTATTGACTCAGCAAGCAAAGCAAAACAAGCGCAAGCAAAATTTTTTAAAGAAAACGATACTTTGGCAGGATATGAAGGACCATCAGTTGACGATTATTTATATGAGTTAAGAGATAATTTAGATAAAAGCGATAAAAATAACTTACGTAAAGGTAAAAAAACAAATTCTGCACCAATTGAACCTGGAAATTATACATTTGACCCAGACACTGGCGGGTTTACTCCTCAATGACAATCTCAGTAACAGGTCCAGATGGCTCAACTTTTAATTTTTCTGATGAAACAAGTCGGGAAACAATAAGCAGTGCTTTGTCTAAACATTACGGCACTTCAACGTCTGAAGATGACGTTGATAAAGCCCCCCGAGAACTATCAGGCCTGGAAGATTTAAAACGTAAAGCTGGTGTTGCTCTTCGCGGTTTCGCACCTGGGGTTGTTTCAGGCGCTGGTTTTGCTGGAGGCGCTGCTTTGGGCGCTCAAGTTGGTCTTTTGGGTGGGCCTCTTGCGCCTGTAACGGTGCCAGTCGCTGGCCTTATTGGTGGTCTTGGCGGTTCTTATCTTGCGAACAAACTTTCTAAAGATGCGGTGCAAAACAAATTAGACGAATTAGGCGTTCCTAAAGCGGAAACTGAAGGTGAACGTTTATTGCAAACAGGCGCTGAAACAGCAGCAAATGTGCTTACACCAGTCGGCGCTGGAAAAGCGTTGTTAAAGGCAGCGGCTGAAAAAGAGTTGTTAAAGACAGCAACTGAGACAGCAGCAAATGTACTTACACCAGTCGGCGCTGGAAAAGCGTTGTTAAAGGCAGGGGCTGAAAAAGCTGGTAAGTTTCTTGCCACGGCTCCCAAGACGCAGTTGTTAGCTGCTGAAGCTGGTGCGCTTACAAGTGAAGCAACGGGAGACGAAACGGCTGGATTAAAAGCTGGTATTGGGATTCCTCTTGTATTGGGTGCGCTTGGAAAGTTTAAAGGCGCGGCACCTAAAAAAATTGAAATTAAAAAAGAATCTACAGAACTTTACAAAAAAGCGTTTAATTCAAATTTTAAAATTTCCGCAGATGATTTTAATGCCTTAGCTGATGATTTAGACACTACGATAAGGGCCGAATATAACCCTATTTTGCACCCGCAAATAACTCCAATTCTTAATTATATAGAAAACCAAAAAGATTCTGGAAAAACTTTAAAAGAATTAGAACTTATTAGAAGAAGCATTGGTAAAAAAACAAATTCAGCTTTTAAATCTAATGATCTTGATTCTGGGCGCGTTGGAAAAATTGCATTAGATAAAATTGATGAATTTTTTGAAAATCAGACAGACCCAGCAGTGACTGACCTGTTGAAGGCCAGAACTCTTGCGTCCAAAAAACTTCGCATGTCTGGAATAGAAGAAATTCTTAGGGCCTCTAAAGATATTAACGATCCTAGTTATATAATTACAAAATTTAAATCTATTATAAAGAATCCATATAAATTTAATATGTATTCTCCAGATCAACAAAAAATTATAAAAAGCATAGTAAGCAGCCCATTACAATCTTTTGGTGAATTGTCACCTTCCTTGTCAGGTTTCGGGATAGCCAAGGGGGCGGCTTATGGTGCTGGCGCTGTTTTAAGCCCAGGCATTGCCGGTGGGGTTGCGGCAACATCTTTAGCCGCTAAGGTTCTAGCCAACAGAAATAGAAAACAAAAGATACAAGCACTAATGGATTCTATAGCTGGCGGCGGTAAGTTTGATGAAAACGTACTTATTTCGCCTGGAATAGCTGGTGCAAAGGGCGCACTTGCTCCTAACGATCAGGAACAGCCGCAGTCTGCGCCCGTAGATACAAGCAGCATTGATTCACAGCAATCAGAAGATGCTGCAATCGACCCGACATTTCAAAAAATGTTAGGGATTGAAAGTGCTACTGGGCAATTTGATAAGAAGGGCGATACCGTCATCTCCCCGGTCGGGGCCGTTGGTGCTGCTCAAATTATGGAAGATACCGCGCCAGAAGCGGCTGCACTTGCTGGCTTGGAGTATGATCGTGATCGTCTTTATAACGATGAAGAATACAACAAAGCACTAGGCAGTGCTTATTACAATAATCTTCTTAATGAATTTGGCGACCCAATTCTTGCCGCCGCTGCGTACAACGGTGGTATTGGCAGAGTTAAAACTGCAATTAAAAAATCAGAATCTTCGGGAAAGCCTTGGATTAATTTTGTTCCGTTAGAAACTCAAAATTACGTTGCTAAATTAATGCCAAAACAAGTTTCTGCTAACACCTACGCCGCAGGTGGCCCCGTTTACACGCACCCAGCCATTTCATCTATTCGCTCTAAACGCGCCGTGGGCAGGATGACGTCATGAGTGATTTGCTAGTTCTTGAAGCTCGCCTGAATATGCACGAAGATATTTGTGCGGAGCGGTACGCTGACATCAAGAAGTCGTTTGAGCGTATTCATGTTGACCACGAGAAAATTTCAGGGCGAATTGATAAGATTGGTTTTTCCATCATTGGCCTGTTGATTGCGATGGTCGGCTGGCTATTAATTAACGGTGTTCCATGGAAGGGTTAAGGGAAGACCTGATTGCCGAGGAAGGCATACGGCTAAAGCCGTACCTGTGCCCAGCCGGTAAGACCACCATTGGCATTGGCCGCAACCTGGATGACGTTGGCATTACCGAGGACGAGGCTATGGCTATGCTCGATAATGACATCGGGCGGGTTAAGGCCCAGCTTGCCAAGGCACTCCCCTGGCTGGAAACCAAGCCCCCCGGCGTTCAACGGGCCATAGCCAATATGACCTTCCAGATGGGCCTGGGGGCGCTGCTGAAGTTCAAGAAAATGCTCGCCGCCCTGCAAGCCAGGGATTATACTTCGGCCCGTACGGAAGCCCTGGATAGCGCCTGGGCCAAGCAGACTCCGCAACGTGCAAAGCGTGTAACTGATCTATTCAAGGAGGATTAAATGGACACGACAAAATGGTACGCTAGCAAGACTTTGTGGGTAAACTTAGTTGCCACCTTCGCCACCCTGACCGGGGCGTTTAATCTTGACTTGGGCCTGACGCCCGACGTTCAGGCGACCGTGGTAACGACCATTCTGGCGCTGGTTAATATTGGTCTGCGCTTCGTGACGACGACCCCTATTTCTAAGTGATCGGTCTGATTAAAACGGTCTTTGGGGCACTCGGGGCGATCTTCGGGTACTTCAAGGACCGGCAACTTATCAACGCTGGCAAAGCGGAACAGGCCAATGACACTGCTCAAGCTACGCTGGACACCATTGCTAAGGTTGTTGTTCCTGTTACCGACGCTGATCGTAAGCGCGTGTGGGACCGTCTCCAAGCCAAGCGTGGACCCAAGCCGAGTGTGCCTGATGATCCCGCCGCCTGACCTAGAAAGCCCAACGCGCTGGATGATGGACTACGCTGTCGTGTGGTCTGAACGGCTGGGGTGTGGATAACATGAACTGGGGCGACATACTTAAAGCAATCATTCCCGTAGTCGTCGCGTCAATCGCTTGGTTACTGGGCGAAGTGAACGGCATGGGCATCCGCATGACCAAGATTGAGGGTCAACTGCCTGTGCTGATTACGCCGCAAGGCATCCCGGCTGACAGCCCGATTTCGGCGGAAGCGCGGCACAAGATGCGTGAGGAAATATTCATGCAGATGAACGACCTAAACGTCCGTCTGCGGTTGATGGAAGAGCGGCAGAAGCAGAAGTAAATAAAAGGGGGTGAGCCTAAGCCCACCCCATATCTTCGTCGTCGCTCACAATCTGCGCCAAGGCGTTGCGTTAAGGATGTGAAATAAGATCAGTTTTTGCGAAATCGTCAAATCTGGGGGCGGTTCAAACAAACTTAAGAACGCTTTAAATATTTTTTTCACTTTAAATCTCCATTTCTTTGTCTGCCAAATTCTGCATTCCCTCGAAGTAGCCGGTCACGATCACCTCGATAAGATCAGACCACTCCTTCTGGCTAAACTCAGCCATGTCGGTCTTCTTCAGCCACTCTAAATACTCTCCAGCCCGTTCGCTGGATAGTTCCATTGCTTTCTTTTCGTTCTTAGTTGGGTCTATCATACAGTTGTCCTGACATTGTTTAGAGCAAAAGTGCAGTACTGGGCCGATAGCGCGTATGACCTTTGGGTCAAATTGAAAGCCTCGACTCTCCCGATGACATATGTGACACATCAAATTTATATTGCGTGATTTCATCAAATTTGCCGTTGCGTTTGATTTGTATAGAACTTGGCTTTCTTAATTCGTGCTTCCGCACAATCGCTTCCGTTACCAAAACTGGCGACTTCTTACCACTGCGACGAAACCACCAAGCCTTAGCTTTCTCAGCGGCAAAGCCAAAGTGTTCCAAGCAAACCCACTCGCTGTACTTCAAGAACCCACAGCCGTAAGTCACCTTGAGGCTGTCAGGCTTCCCAGCCTTGCGGTGTGTGGTATACTGGACGCTATCAACATCAACCCAGTGCGTAAGGCTACCGCTTGATAGAACCGGCAATTCGCTGGCTTTAGATACAATCTGAATTTCGCGGGGGAACTCGTAGCCGCAATCGGGGCATTGCATACATGACAAATGCACAACGCTACGGCATTGGGGGCAGTTCTTAACCAAAGGACCGTCGCTAGGTTCGGTCTTCTCCCGGTGGTCTTTGTTCTTGACCCTGGCTTGATCGACAGGCCCGTGGCGCTGGATGTTACGGGCGAAGTCTAGAATCAAGCAGTCCTTCTTATCATCAGCAATACGCATACCCCGGCCAACGATTTGTACGTACAAACCTGGGGACTTTGTAGGCCGCAAGACGGCGATCATGTCCACTTGCGGTGCATTGAAGCCTGTTGTCAGCACGCCCATAGAACACAACGCACGTATCTCACCGCGTTTAAACGCTGCAATCGTTTCGGCACGTTCGTCTTTGGGTGTGTCGCCAAAGATGGTACGGCAATCTACGCCCTCTTCGTTCAGCATTTCCGACAGATGGCGGCAGTGGTTTACGCCAGAGCCAAATACCAGCCAATGGTTACGGTCTTGGCCCCACTCAATCATCTCTTCAACGGCTCGGCGGTTAATGCCTTCTTCGTCTACAGCTTCTTGCAACTCGGCCTGGATGAACTCTCCGCCTCTGGTATGGACGCCGCTGGTGTCTAGTTCTAACCGTGTGTTCTTGGTAATCAGGTTGCAGAGATAACCTTCTTTAACCGCATCGAGGACGCTGTAATCGTAGCAAACGTCATCAAACAATGCCCCATCGCCCCGGTGCAGCATCCCGCTGTCCATGCGGTACGGCGTAGCCGTCAGCCCGATGATCCGCATCTTGGGGTTGGCTACGCGAAGGCTGTTCAGAAACTTCTGGTACATCGTGTTGACCTTGCGCGGTATCAAATGCGCTTCGTCTACGATTACGAAATCCACCTTCTGAAACAGGTGCGCTTTAGAATGTACGGATTGGATTCCGCAGAACACAACGGTTGGGGTGTGTTGGCGCTTACCAATGCCAGCCGAATAGATGCCAGCGTCAGCCTCGGGCCATTGGCGCATCATCTCTTCATGGTTCTGTTTAATCAGTTCCATAACGTGAGTGACAACTACGATCTTCATCTCGCCGTATTCCGCAATAGACCGGCGGCATATCTCGGACAGCACAAGGCTCTTGCCGGTGCCGGTGGGCAGAACGATCAGCGGGTTGGCCGAATGGCCATCACCCTCAAACCACTCAAATACTGAATCAACCGATTGTTGTTGGTAAGGACGTAACTGTAGCATTTTGGTTCCTAATTATGTTTCCATCATTGAGTTTGTATTCAATCCAGCCTTCACCGGCATCAGTTTGCGTTCCCGGCATCAGGCCAGGGTTGTACAAATGATCCTTACAGCCAGACTTCTGTACTTCACGACTTAGTTCTTGTTTGTGCAGTTCGCACATCCATTTGCCGTTTTGAGCGGACGTTGAGTGAACGCAAGTGCGGCAATTCGGTGTTGGTATCTTATCGCTGTGGCAATTTTCAGTAAACGGACACCACTTACATTGGAACCATGCCGCGCTTTCAGATATACGCGGCGGGGGCTTATCGGCGCTAACGATCTTGTTGGCCCGATCTATGTAGTGCTTGGCCGCGTCAGGGTTTAACGCTGTAAAGCACGCTGTATCATCACGGCTCCCTGGCGTGCAAACCGTCAGGTAGTGCCACTTGATATTGAAGTAATGCATATATAATTGGGCTTGGGCGAAATAGATTTCGTCCCATTCTAACAAGGCGCGTGACTCGTCTTTTACCTTCAGCTTTATCAGCTTCTCAAACTTCTCGACGTTTACACACTTGTGTTCCCAGACGTGTTGTTCTGGGGAATGTTCTAGCCCGAAGATGATGCCGTCTAAGTGGCCGCGAATGTGACCGTCTTCAAAGCCAAACTGTTCGCCGTTTTCCTGATGGGTATGGAGCGATATGCCATCCACCAGCCGCAAGCGGCCAGCCATCACTTCTTCGCTGTTGTGGCCGTCTGCAATGGCTTTAAGGGACTTGGCTGTCATCTTCTCCGCATTGACCCAGTGAAACTGGTTCCAGATGCGCCGTTCGCAAGCCGAGCCGATAGAAGACGCGCCGATGTAGCCCCGCTGATCTGAGGTGTACTGCTGTTCCATAGCATCGTTCATACGCATAAGCGTTGGATCGGGGAGACTGATAGGGACCATCACAGAACAACCTCATAATGACTGCGAGTAGCTTCGCCATTTTTATAACTTCCCCTTATAAAGGGACGCCACCAGTAAACTCCATTTTTCTTTATTTTAAAGTGTCCGCGAACTAAATGCTTTCGTATCTCATAATCAGTCATGCCTTCTGAGAGAGCCGTTAGGCGATCACGTTTGGATAAAACTATTTTAACCACATTGTATGACATAAGTTCAGAACGTCCGTTTCTAACTCGTTTTTTATTAAGTTTCTTAAAATCTTGATTTTCAATTGCTATGTTATTACGAGAATTAAGAAGGGCTAATGTTGACAATAAAAGCCCACCCTCCGCCGCTATATCGCTAAACCAATCTGACTTTTTTATATGGCTTTCAGGATCAACATAACAAAGTGATGGAAACATAGTTATGCGGTCTTCCAAAATCATTGCGGCTTTGCGCTCTTTATCATTGAATTTGTCAAAAAAAGGATTCGTAAGCATAGCTGTATTTTTTTCCGCCCAATAAGAAGCAGTTTCGTTTAATAATTTTGTTACTTGTTCGGGAAGATTTTTATCAACTAAAAATTCAGCTACATGGTTTATAGCTTGGCTGTATGTGTGATCGCCTACAGCAAAACACATATCTATTGGGCAAATTACAATACCAATAATTGGATTTAGTTCTGGTGGTAATTTTTGTTTCCACATGCATGAAACTCTAAAATTTTGCCCAGAATCACCTAAATATTCTATTAGCATTCCAAATTTTTCAGGAACAATAGCTTCCGGCCTTGTCTTTGAATTATCCCAAGTTTTGTCGTCAGTCGCGGCACCGGCCCTTTCGATCCATGTCAATTTATAAGGAGGACGGCACAACGGCATCGCCTCTAAAAGAGAAGACGGTTTTGATTTGTGAATCTGAAAAGCGGCATCCAAAGCAGTAGCCGACAACACAAATTTTTGTGCATCCTTAATCTTAGTAATAAGGCCATCTCTATAAAGACGCTCATTTACTATAGCCGGATGCGAAATATGAGCTATTACATCATCTGCTAACATTTTGTCTTTCTCCTCCAAAGAAAAGCCGGGGGCATTACACCCCCGGCTAACCTTGCTACTTTTCCCAGGGCTTCTTCTTGGGACCGGTATTAGAAACCGCCGGTACAACACGCACAGCCGTCGCTGGTGTGGCGGAAGCGTCTGAAGAAACGCTTTCGCTAATAGCAAAGAAACGAAATCTGTTTTCGTCCTCACCATTGTCGCTACGTTTCCCCATGGAAGCACGGACCTTTAAGGGAATATTATGCAGCATAGCTGTATTCTTGAACGGCTTGTCCAAAGTATTGGTTGATCGGAGCAAGTCTTTCAAAGCGCGGTTTGCAATTTCAACAGTTTTGTCGTTCTTGTTTACGACGTTCAGGTTTTCATAGAACTTACGGCCAACGTACTCGCCGTCGATAACCGTAAATTCAAAGTTAATGTATTTTCCAAGGCCGTTTTTAGTTTCCTTGAAGTCGCTATCCGTTATCTCAACGACGTATTCACCAACAGGCAACAACGTCTTGACGGGACGATCTGATACAGCATCAGGGTTAAACTCAAATCCATGTAGTTCAGCCATAGTTATTCTCCTTTGGGTTCCATTGCTTTTGCAAGTTCGGTTGCGAAAGTCTCGTAGTCTAGCGACATAGATTCGGGCAGTGCCCAGCGGCTTTTGGCCACCCAGCCGGGGCGCTCTTGAGTGTGTAGAACACGCTCACCAGCACCAACGGCTCGGGTCTTCTTCTGGTTAAAGCCTACGTCCGACTTCACAGTGTTTACACGGTAGTTCGCAAACATCAGAAGGTCACACCACTCCGAGATAATTGCTGAACCGCCTTTGTGGAGGTCTAGGGTGTAGCGGTCGTAGCTGTCTGTCAGCGGATCGTCGAACCTTTTAACCTGACTGTGCGCCAGAAATATGACCTGCATATTTTTTTCATTACGGAGAAGATCAAACCCCTCCATAACGTTTCTCCACAGTTCAACGGCAAACGTGTATCCCTTGCCATAACCCATGTCCTCGATGTTAGCGATCTTGTGATTGACGGCTACCTGTTTGAAGATCAATTGCTCCATCCAATCGGCTGAATCCAGTACAACAGTTCCGAAGTCGTGGTCTTCGCTGTACAGCGCACCGATAGATTCCATCACTTCATCGTATGATCGCGCCAGTGGGAAGGCCGTGACGTTAAGCGCGTCAAGACCTTCCTCAGTTTGAATGAACACTGGCTTGTCTGCTTGTGCGGCAAAGCTGCTCTTGCCGACCCCGTGAGTACCATAAAGAATAATACGTGGAGGGCGAACAACGCTGCCTTTCCGCAATGATTTAAGATTGATTGCCATTTTACTTTTCCGTTCTGATTACGGTTACAGAAGTTTTTGCTGGTTCAATTGTCAGAGCCTTGCAAAAGTTTTTATAAAATTCTGGTTCGTTGTTTTCTAAATAGCGGAGTCCTTTCAGATCGAGTTCGGGTTTTTGTTTTACTGGTAACATATTTTCGGGGATACCAAGTTTCTGCACAAAATCCCAATCAACCTTACGGTTGAGGCGACCTGTGAGCGTGACCTTGTATGGTCCGACTTGGTGGGATTCAGAGCCTTCGATTTTTGATGTGAGAAAAGAGAGAACCTCTTCCTCAATTTCAATGCGGCGTTTGTTTGCCGCAGTTTCTTCGTTCTTAGCGTCCATCCAATCGGCTGCTGCATCTTCAACAGTGCGATTGGAAATCATTTTTGGTTTAAAGTTCATGTGTTCCTCGTTGGTTGCGGTTGATGGTACGTTCTAACAATTTGGAGATTGCAATATACAATACGTTATGTCAAACACTATTTTATCTACCAAGGAGATTTATATGAAATTACGAAAATGGCTTGACCAACAGAAGCTCACAAATCGTGCTTTTGCAAAAATAATTAAAACTTCTGAGAGTGCGATAAATCGGTGGACGCGGACAGACACGCTGGGACGCATACCACGCCAGAAGTATATGGTGAGCATTGAGAAGGCAACAAACGGTAAAGTAAAACCGCAGGATTTTTATTCGTGAGAAACGTTACCTTCACCGTGCCAGGACAACCTGTAGCGAAAGGCCGCGCCAGAATATCTACATATGGTGGTCACGTTCGTTCATACACACCAGAAAAAACGCGCCGGTATGAAAACCAAGTGTCGGCTTACGCTGCCGAAGCCATGAAAAATACGCCGCCGCTTGGTGGGCCTGTTGAAGTTGTTGTACAGGCGTTTATGATTGTGCCAGCTTCATGGTCGTTGAAAAAGCGGCTGTCAGCTATCGCCGGTCAAATCAAACCAGTTACAAAACCTGATTTGGATAATATCGTTAAAGCCCTCGACGGCATGAACGGCATCGTGGTCGTTGATGATTCGCAGATTGTTAAACTGACAGCTACCAAACAATACGCCGAAACTCCTCAATTAATCGTAACGGTTATAGGGCAAGAATGACCGATTTCATTACGACGGCAACCCGGCTCGTAGAGCGGGGGTACTCGGTTATACCCATCATGCCTGGGGAGAAGCGCCCCGGTGAGTTCAAAGGCAACCAGTGGATCGGCATGAACCAATGGCAGCGGTTCTGCGAAAAGTCCCCAACCAAGTTTCAGTTGGACATCTGGGCCAAATGGCCAGAGCCGTCGATCTGTTTGGCTTTGGGACGGGCCAGCAACGTCACCGCTATAGATTTTGACTACGGATCGCCAGAAGTCCGAGCCGCGTTGGAGGCGTGTCTGCCGCCGTCCCCGGTCAAAAAGATGGGTGCCAAGGGCTATACGGCCATGTACCGGGGCTTTGCCGTGCTGTCCAAAAAATACCTGTTGGACGGCGTTTCTGTGATTGAGGTGCTGGCTCACGGCAAGCAGACGGTCCTACCACCAAGCATCCACCCCGAGGGTATGCAATACAAGTGGCTGACGCCTGACACGTTAGAGGATTTTACAGCCTCCGAGTTGCCCGAGCTGCCACATGACATACACGATAGAATTGCAAAGGCCCTAGAGCCTTTTCTACCAAAGGTGGAACCACTCACATCAGGTGGGCCGAATGTGAGCAGACTCACATCAGGTGGGCCAAGTGTGAGCCAAGGCGACAATGATAGCTTTTGGCGAGCTATCAATGATAACGCATTGTTAAACCTGGATAGTTGGGTTTTAAGGCTGATCCCAGATGCCAAACGCGGGGCTAATCGCGGGTATCGGGCCATAGCGCATTGGCGGGACGGAGATGATTTCAATATTGGCATTACTCCTGACGGCATAAGGGACTTTACCCGTGAACCGGGCGGCATGACCGCCATTGATCTGGTTATGGCTGTGACAGGGGCAACCGTTGATGGGGCCACAACATGGCTACAGGATGCCCTAGGGATGCACCAGGAGGCCGTCTTTGATGCCAAGGTATTTGAGCCGCCCCCGGCCAAGGTCGCGCCTGTAGCGCCTTGGAAGAAGGCCGAGCCAGTGGCCGCACCGTTTAAACGCAAGTCTGTCTCCATGGAGCCAAGGGGCGCGGTGGGTAAGCTGACCCAGTACATCAATGAAACCGCCATTCGTCCCCAGCCGATCTTGGCCTTGGCAGCGGCTTTGTGTGCCATTGGCACCCTGGCAGGGCGCAAGTACCGCAGCCCATCCAATCTGCGTACCAATCTGTATGCCATCAGCCTTGCAGACTCGGGGGCCGGTAAGAACCATAGCCGCCAGATCATTGACCGGCTTTTCAGCGACTTCCTGGGGGCCGAGAAGAAGATCGGCGGGTCCAAGATTGCGTCAGGGTCGGGCTTGCTGAGTGCGCTGCACCGCAGCCCGTCCATCTTGTTCCAGATTGACGAGTTCGGGATGTTCTTGGGGGCCATGCTCGACAAGCGCGGCCCGAAGCATTTGATCGAAATTATGTCGCACATGACCGAGTTGTTCACCTCCAGCAATTTGACCTACCACGGCATTGAGTACGCCGATCAGCGTGACCGCCCCCGGCAGGAAATCGTCCAGCCGTGCTTGTCGGTTTACGGCACCACAGTCCCCAATCACTTCTGGAAAGCTCTGGAAAGCAGCAACGCGGTAGATGGATCGCTGGCCAGGTTCTTGGTCTTTGAATCCGAGGAGAATTACCCCGACGATCAAAACGCACCAGAGAAAGACCCGCCAGCCGATTTGATTGATCTGCTGACCAGAATAAACGCCGGGATCGGCGGCATAGCGTCCATGTTGGATGGTAGCCACACGCCTGAATTGATGCACGCTTCATACGACGATGCCGCTACCAAAATGATTAAAGACATGAAGCTCGACACGACCAAGAAACTGAGGGCTTTAGAAGGCACGCCGTTCACATCGTTTTGGGCGCGGCGTGATGAGTTGACCATCAAGGTTGCCATGATCCACGCCATCGGCGGTGATCCTGAGAACCCGATCATCAACACTTACGATGTAGAATTCGCCCGAGCCATTGTAGATAGGTCGATCAATCAGTTGGTCGATGGTGTCGAGCGTTATGTATCAGACAACGCGGCTGAAAACTTTAGCAAGCGCGTGATCGAGATCGTCCGCAAGGCCGGTGGGTCGATTGATAAGTCCAGGCTGTATAAACAGACGTTATTCTTGGGCCGTGACAGAGACACGACACTCAAGGCGCTTTTAGGTTCTGAGGATTTGATTGAAGTCATCAAAGAAACAGGCGGCAGACCTAAGACGACCTACCGCCTGAAAGACGCCGCACCATTTTAATTTTTTGCGGCGTATTTCTGAATCATTTCAGTTTGTATTTCTGGGAAGCGTTTAAACACTTCCAACAGCCGCACAACACCGCCGTGCGGTTCAGTCGTGCCAGATAGATAACGGTAAATGGTCCGCAGGTCGCAGCCAAACACGGCAGCGCATTGCACGCGGGTTAAATCGGCGGTCTTACACCAAGCCGTAAAAATCTTTTGGTCAGTTGTTAATTTTTTCATCAGGCATTTCCATGTAAAGGTTTGCGTTCGGGCCGCACGCGCCGAGGGCATCTCGGCAGGTAGACGTAATTGCTCTGTGTGCATCTTGGTGACCGCAGTAGCCCAGCTCGTACTTAGGCCAGACGGCGTTGGCGCAGTTGATGCAATATTTAATTCGTTGGTCTGTGGCGGTCATTGATCGTGTTTCATTTCATTGTGGTATTCAGCAGCCGCATCGCGTTCATCTGCGATGCAGTCGGAGGCGTGCAACATCATTTCTTCGTACAGCCGTTCGTTTTCGGTCACTTGGTCCCATTGTTCTGGCGTTGCAGCGCGGTCATTAACCATTATGTTCAGCACATCAATTTCGGGGTATTCGGCAGGTTCGCCAGCGCAATCGTATGTCGAACCGCGTGCTGGTGCGCCGGGGGTCATGGTATACAGAATAGAAAGATGAAAGTCGTTTTCACCGTCAAACGAGTGTGTGGTTTCGTAGGTGTGTTTCATTTTAGAATCCTCGGATAAATTGTTGCACCATTTCGACGGCGCGGTGGTCGTAACCGCCCACGGAAAAGCCTGGTGCGCTTTTCCAGTCGTACACGGTGGCCGGTACGGTTTCGCCGGTCGTGGCATCGACGAATAAAAGCGACCACTCCATAGTCGTTTTGTCGGGCTGGATCGGTTTGAACGGGTTTCCAAATATGGCGACCAGATCGGAGGCATCAGCCATAATGCGGCCTTGAAAGTGCGAGCCGTTTAAACAGGCTGTAGTCGATAGGTTGATTACTTTTTTCATGGGTTCCTCGTTTAGGTTGATAGTCAACGGTTCAAGGTTTAGTGGCGTTCTGTCGTCGTGTCAAGTTGTCAAAATGCTATCAGTGCGGAGTACAACAGCACGGCTAGACCCGCACCGGCCAGGATTGAATAAAACAGATCGCGGGTCATAGCGCACCTGTTGCAACAGCGTAGGCCACCACGGCCAGCAGCAAGCCGAGCCGCAAGAATAATTGCGTGCGAAGGGCTGGGGTCATTGGTCAAGCTCAATATGTTGAGTGTCTATTAAAACAAATTCAAGCGGCCCGTCTTGCCAATTTGCGTAAGCGGTTTCGATAATCGTCAAAGTTGGCATATGGCACAGGTCGTAATTTCCGCAGCCCTTGTCATTCACAAAATGTGTTTGTGCCCAAGCTCTTGCGACATCTAAAGAGCTACAAATTTTTATAATATCGCGCAAACCTCCGGCTGGATAATATTTCGGGCAGAAAAAAACCGCGTAATCTTTACCATTTGTAATCATGTCGATGCACCTGTAGCGCGTGCGATGGCGTCGTTCAGCGCGTCTTGAGCCCTGGTGCTGGGGTGGTTTGATGACTCGTAAGTCACGCTCTCGATATAATTAAGCGCCAGCCGTGCGGCTTCGAGCAAATCAGGAGCTGCGGCCATGAGGGCCGCAATGTGTGCGCCTTGGGCGGGGTTATCGGGTGAACTGTGGACGATGGCGACCATGTGGCCGCGTTCGTTTCGGATGTCGTGGCCGCTGTGCATTGTGGCGCGGGTTGAGGTGTATGTCATGTGTTCGGTTTCCTTGTTGGGGTGCGGGGTGCGTTTAAACGGCTTCGAGGATTTGTTTTTTTGTTGCGCGGAGCGGGGCGGAAATCTGGCCATCGTGTAACCAAGCGCGGTGGGCCTCGCTGTATATCCAGCGCGTCCACTCGCGGTAGAGCGTGCGGGTCGGGTCGCGGCCCCAGCCGCGTGAGGTTTCGCGGCCAACGGTCTGGCCTGGTACGTAGCGTGTTTGGCCGTTTGTGAATGTGGTTTTCATGGTGTGGGGTTCCTAATAGACGGGGATGGACAGGGGGGCGGGGTTCGCAGCGTGGTAGGCATCGGCGGCAGCTTCGAGGGTGGCTTCGAGGGCATCGGCGGCATCGGCGGCGGCCTCGTAAGCTGGGCCGGGGGCGTTGGCTTGTAGGACGCGGATGGCGGCGTTGTGGGCGTTTCCCACGGCGGTAAACAGGTTGTGCAATTCGGTCTTGGTCATCGGTGCGGGGTTCCTTGGGTTGTTTTTACAGTGTCATAAAGTCATGTTTGAGGGCGGGTGTAAAGTGTGTATTACATTACATGACTGTCATGTTCAGAGGGGCAGGGGGATCGGGTCCAGCGGAAACGAGCCGGTATCAGTCACAAACTTAGTCGGGCGGCCGTTATAGCAAATCAGTCTTAGCAATCCGTTGGGGGCGTACTTGCGAATGAGCGGGGGCCAGTCCGAGCCGCCGCAATTAAACGCGAAACGTTCGCCGGATTCGGATGCTACAATTAAATTGTGAATGTTTGATTTTGGCACGGGGCTGAACGACTCCACCGTGAATTCGTGCTGGCCATTCGCTAGTCGCTGGGGCTTGGGCTTGGGCGGCTGGGGAACGCGGGAGGGCTTGGCAGGGGCATCGGGCTTGATGCGTAGCAGGTGCGCCCCATTGCGTTTCGTCAGGTAGGATTCTAAAGCCAGTATGGTGACGGTTTCGGCTGATAGTCCGATATGACCAGCCAAGATATTAGCTAGGCGGTTTATCTCATTTTCCATATTACACACTCCCTGAAAAGTAGATTGTAGAAGGGGGGGAGTGTAGCGCGTTTTTAAACGTGTTGCAAATTGGGATGAAACGGGGCTTATGCACTAGTTAATAAGGTTATGACGTAATGACATGGTAGGGTCATGGAGCCCGTGTAAACAGCCCCTCTGTACTACTACTTACTTATTATTAGTTATTATATATAGTAGTAGTAGAGAGACAGACCCCTCGGTTTTCTAGACCCCAGGGGGGAGGGGTATTTTTGTGTACTGTGTTGGGGGTTGGCTATGTGTACACGATAAAAAGGTTAAAAAGGCCTTTTTTGTGTTATAAGCCATTGATAACGCACAATAGATATAGATTATTTTATGGAAGTATTAACTATCTATAACCCCCGGCCCGATATTGGCTAGGTTGGGGGCGTGTAAACGCCCTTGGCCCGGCACCCTCGGATGAACCAGCTTGCAGCGGCTTTGGAATCGCAGCGGCTGGATCGGGTGCCGGGAAAAAGGCGGGTCCAATGCGAAGGGTCTGGGTACACTGTACCAAGTAACCAGTTCAGGCTTGCCATCTCCCCGGCCCTGTAATGACCTACGTCGTCGCCTATGCGGATCACATAGCGGGGCTCGCGTCCCTGGAGGTAGAAGCCTAGGGGCTCGTAGGTGGGTCGGTAGACGCGGGGCAAAAGAGGTGCGGACATAATCCTTGCCGGGAGTGCGTGCGCGAGGACCGGGATTATACACACGCCCATTTCCCACGCAATAAAAAACCCCGGCTTGCTAGGCCGGGGCTTTGGGGGGGGAGGGTGGCTAGGCGAAAGTATGCACAACGTCCGCAAGCATAACCGTAACTTCATAATTCTTTTTAGCCTTTAGCAGAGCGGCAGCTTTTTGTTGCGCGGCATAACTGCTTGTCGCATATAGATCAAATCGTTTACCGCGATAGAATGCAATGTAGGGGCGTTCATTTGTTTCAGTCATGGTTCATTCCTTCAAGGTGATGGGGCGGCACCATGCCGCCCCGTTAGCGTTAACCTACGTTGATAGAGCCGCCGCAATGGCAAACGGGCAACCCAGCATCCACATTTTTTTGCGCCGTGCGGCATGACCAGCCGCAATCATCGCACACCAACTTAATCATGCGAGTACCCTGCTTTTTTGTGGGCCGTTGCGACAGGTCTAAAGCAGCGTGTTTAAACGCTGGAAGGCTTGGGAGAATGGCGGCAATCCACTCTGACAGTTCAACGCTAGGCGGGGTGGACGTCCATGGTGCCAATAGGCCAACGGCCTTGGCGACTTTAGCAAAACCCTTGCCATGGCCAGCACCAAGGCCAGCGGCAACGTGCGCGACCTCGTGTACGATAGACACAATCGTCTGGGCCGGGTCGGCAACGCGGGGCGAGAAAAACATCTCATGTGTACCATCGGCACTAGCAGCGGAAGGCCAGACTTGAGCAATGGCATTCTTTGAGTTCTTGCCACGCGTGCCGATAGGCTGGCCAATGCTTAGGCGGATCGGTGCTGCGATAGGGTAGCCAGCATCAGCAAATCGGACTTTCACGGCGGATAGTGCGGCATTCAGAAATTGTTCACGTGTTGACATGGTACAAGGCTCCTTAGTTGTTTCTAACAATGTCAACATGACATGATGTTTACACGATGCAAGCACCAATGGCAACATGACAGCTTTTTAATGTTAGCAGAACAATACCTGAACAAATCGAATGTCAGGGTGTCATGATGCATGGGTAGCGCACGCAATGAGGCGCTTGCATGGGCTTCTAATGCAATCCTAACCAATGCGTGCAATGTGCGATGCGCGTGCGCGTGATGCGTGTATAGCCGACTATGGATAGCTAGCAATGCATAGCAAGCTATGGATAGCAAGCTATGTATCCCTGACAATGGATAGCAAGCTATGTATAGCCGACTATGCATAGCAAGCTATGGACCCCACGGAGGCACTTTGACGACGACGCGGCGGCTGCGAGTTTAAAGTTAACCCCCTCCGCCCCATGCCCCAAAATTTTTTACAATTTTTATTTTCCGCTTGCGCCCTCCACACTTCGTATGCAATGTGTGTGTACTAACATCATAAGGACTGCCATGACCTTTACCAAGTTTGAAAGCCAAATTATTAAAATGTTAAAAGTCCGCAAGGACATCTGGATTGACGATGCTGTTAGCCAAGACCCTGGCGCACCTACAATAAGGGGAATCAGGTTGAAGCGTGTAAAGGAGACGGAGGTACGCGGCCCTGATAGTTACCACCCGTTCACTTACACTGGCTGGTTGTATTACGGTCAATCGTTTGCGATTGAGACAGATTTCAGCAAAAGCAAAAACCCATTATCTAACGACCAATTAGATTGGATGGATAAGTTCGCCAGGGTTGCCGGTCAATACATTGAGGTCCGCATTTTGCAAGATGTTGAAGACGCGCTTGGCAAGGAAGAACCCCAGCCGTGGAGTGAGTACGAAATGCGTGTGACGAAGATTAAGTAGTCATGCGCCGCAAGATTAAGAAGACCATGGCCAACAACCCGCCAGAAGTGGCCGCGCTCAACAAAACGTTCAACGGCCCTCAGTTTAAGTTAGGCAGAAAACCCAAGCGCCGCGAATGGCCCGTTGACCCAGACCGGGACCGGAAGATTGCCGAGTTCCTGGCAAAGAAGGCAGAAAAATGAAATCTTGCACTCGCTGTCTGAACACCGAGACTGCCGACACCATCTCTTTCAACACGGCTGGTACTTGCAGCGTCTGCGTTCAAGTCGAGCATAAGTTGGATGTGGTTGATTGGGAGGAGCGTAAGATGGAATTACATTCCATCGTCACTCAAGCCCAACAGCGTGACGGCCAGTACGACTGCATCGTGCCGTTCTCTGGCGGCAAGGACTCGACCTACCAGCTTTGGTATGTGGTGACGCAGTTGAAACTCCGGCCCTTAGTTGTGCGGTACAACCACTGGGGCAACCGCGCTGTGTTGGAGCGCAACAATGCTCGGACGTTTAAACGGCTTGGTGTTGAGGTAATTGACTTCAAGCCGAATTGGAAAGTTGTTCAGGCCACGATGTTGGAAGCACTTTCCCGCAAGGGTGACTCGTGCTGGCATTGTCACACGGGTGTCTACTCGTTTCCAATGCACATGGCGATTAAGTTCAACACGCCTTTAATTTTCTGGGGTGAGAGCCTGAAGGAGTACCAGTCCTGGCTTGACCCAACGGCTAAAGAGAATGTGGACGAGGTGCGGTTTAATCGTGCCATGAACCTTGGCATGACGGCTGATGATATGTGGGAGTTTCTTAAAGACGAGAACCCACACTTAGACCGGCGCGATTTGATTTGGCACACGTATCCCTCCAAGGCTGATTTGGATAAGCTGAATGTTCAAAGCATTTGCCTTGGTGACTATGTGAAGTGGGACACCCGCAATCAAGTGGCCTTGATTAAAGAACACCTTGGCTGGGAGGGTGATGAGGTTGAGGGCATCCCACCTGAGTTTGATTACGAGAAGATCGAGTGTCAGTTCCAAGGCGTGCGCGATTGGCTTAAGTTCATCAAGCGCGGCTTTGGCAGAACCAACCATTTAGCCAACATTGAGATACGGCATGGGCGTATGGACCGCATTGATGGGGCGCTATTGGCCGCACAATACGACGGTAAAGAGCCAGCCAGTCTTGGGTGGTTCCTTCAGACGGTTGGGATTACGCGAGATGAATTTTACAAGATTGCCTTGAACCATGTTGTTGATCCATGGGAATTTGACGCATCAGCCATTGTGGCTGGCTCAGAACTTCCAGACATGAAAGATTGGATATGAAAAAACTATTGATAGCTGCTTCTGTGTTGGGGCTTGCGGCTCCCGCGCAAGCGACCACCATCCAGGTCTGCACAGGCGAGTTCGCTCTCTGCGCGGCCAGCCCGACAACTCCTGTCGCCGGTCAGACCATCACCGTCAACGGTAAGGTGTTCTCTCTCGGCACCTCGGTTTGCCCCGTCCTTAAGGGACCGGCATTGGCCGATATGGACCTGACGGGTGGCTCATGCGCCAACCCCGGTCCCGGTAAAGTCTGGAGCTTGTTCCAGCCCCGTGACAGCTACCCACAAGCGCCGACTTGGGCTGATGCTCCGGCAGCGTTCCGTAAGTTCACGACGACGACAGCGGCTGGTGGCGGCATGTCTAACATGTTCAGCTTTCCCTGCACTGTCAGGCCAAACAAGATCAACGGCACGAAGCTTGCCGATTGCTATGGCCCAATGAATGAAAGCCCAACTGGCGTTGCGGTACTTGCCGGTACTGAGGTAATGACGCAATCACCGGCTGGTGCGGCTGATCCTGTTGGTGGGCCAACGCCGTAGTGCTGAAACGCAGGATCATTGCGAAGTTCTTAATCGAGGACGGCAAGCTCGTTAAGTACAGACAGTTTACTTTTGACCGACGAACGGCTGGCAATCCGACAACAACTGCTAGGCTATACGAAGACTTGCGTGTTGATGAGATGTACTTCTGCGCTACAAACGTAATTGACCCAGCCATGATACGGGCCGTGACATCTGAAGTGTTCACCCCCGTGACCGTGGCTGGGTCTATTCATTCCATGCGTCAAGTGGACGAACTGATTCAAGACAGCGGCGCAGATAAAGTAGTCGTTAAAGACGCTGATCTTGGGGAAAAAGTCGCTCAAAAATATGGTCGTCAGGCCGTGGTCTGGCCTATTGACTATCACACTAAGTGTGTAGAAGATGTGCCCAGTTGCGCAGGTGAAGTTCTGTTAACGGACATTGACCGCGATGGAATTGGCAAGGGGTTTGACTTGGACGTATTGAAGCGCCAGTGGAATGTTCCGGTTGTGATTGCCGGTGGTTGCGGAAAATTAGATCACGCTTTGCAAGCGTTCAATGCTGGCGCTGACGGCGTTGCGATTTCATCCATGTTTTTCTTTACTGATAAATCACCAATCAAACTCAGAAGCTGGCTTGTAAGCGAAGGCGCAGCCGTGAGGACTACATGACTCGTACAACCGAAGAATTTAAAAGAATTGGAAATTAACAATGAAAAACTTACTTGAACAAGTCTATGGCCGTTATTCCAATCTCTTTGACGAACTTGAGGCTGTTGCGATCATTCTTCTATCCATCGCCATCTGTACATTTATCGGCGTTCTTGCTGCGTGGGTTGGTGATTACTGGTGGGGTGTTCTGGGTCGGCTTGGCATCAACTCTCCGGTCAGTTGGATATGCGGCATGGCGCTGGGGTTTGCTCAAGTCGTAGCGTGTGGTTATTTTTGCGTTCGGCGTTTGCTGTTGGGCAGGTGGCTGTGAGCGAACCAACAGAAATGGAACTGCGCGTGGCGAAGGCTATCACGCGAGAATGCCAACTCGCTAAAGGCGACCCAGTGCTAATGGCCCGCGCTGCGATCCGCGCTATGCGCGAGCCTTACCCTGAGATGGCCGAGGCTGCGATACGAACGTTTGTCCGAGAGAACGGCGGCATTGAACACGCGCCGTATATGACTTGGCGGGCTATGATCGACGCGGCCTCGCCGCAGGAGGAGTGATGAAGCCCACCAGTGACGAAGCATACGCTGCGTACCAGGAGCGCAAGCGCACCAACCCTGAGTACAAGGCGAAAGCCCGTGAGCGGACAGGGGAATGGATCAAGGACAACCAAGAGAAGCGCATGGCGCATAAGGCAGTTAGAAGCGCTCTTGGTAAGGGGCTGCTGGTTAAACCGTATTGTTGTGATGACTGCGGCGCTCGAGCCAAGGTTATTGACGGGCATCACGACGACTACACCAAATTACTTGAAGTTAGGTGGCTATGCCGGTCTTGCCACATAACCGCGCATAACCCAAATAAGAAGCCACCGAAGTGGGGTCGTACACCCCGCGCAGCCTCGCCGCAGGACGACAAGCCATGACCACCCCTCAAAGTGAGCTTGAGGCGCTGACGGTGCGTGGCCGCACAGGCAAGCGTCATGCAATGTTTGGTCCGTTGCCGATTAACGCAATTCTCACCGCGCTTAAAAATTATTTGATACCGCAAAGCTGCGTAGTGGTGTGCGAACGATATGCGGCTAATTATTGCGGAATGAATGCGCATTTTGAAAGCGGTGTAACTCGCTGCACATACACCGATTGCCCCCTCAGATTGAAGGCCACAACATGACCACCCCCCGCGAGGCGCTTTATGTGATCGGCTGCTCGTGGGGAAACGATAGCCTTGCTGCCGCGCAATTTTTGAAAGAGCAAGGCATTAACAATGCTATTTGCCTGTTTAACGACACCGGTTGGTCAATGCCAAAACGTGGCAACCATGAGAGTTGGCTTGATCGTGTCGCTAGATTGGAAGCCTGGGCGGTGTCGGTTGGATTTGGCGTTGCTAGGACAAATTCTGTTGGTATGGAGGCTCTTGTTCGGCAACGCAAAGCATGGCCGCGCCAGGGGATGCAGTTTTGCACAGAAGAATTAAAAATAAAACCGACGATTAAATGGCTTGAGGTAAACGACCCAGACAGGCGTGCAGTATTTGTCAATGGAAAACGCCGCGCCGAAAGCATCAACAGATCAAAGACCGTCGAATGGATAGAAGATAGCACCTCTCATGGTGGCCGCAGGCTATGGCAACCTCTATATTTGCATGATGAAAAAATGCGTGACGCCCTGATTATTCGTGCTGGTCACGATGTGCTGCCGCACAAATCCAAAGAGTGCATGGTCTGCGTGAATGAGAACCGTAAAGGTTTACGCGAAACGCCGGAAGTTGCGATTGTGACAATCGAAAGAATTGAAAACTCAATCCCGCCTAGCAAAAAAACAGGAAAACATAAAACAATGTTTCGGCCAGCGAGTAAAATGGGAGCGTGTGGAATTAGAGAAGTGGTTGAGTGGGCAAGGTCAGACCCAGGCAGATACAACCCAAATCAATATGATTTATTGGCCGCGATAAACGGCCCAAGCGACACGGATACGGGCTGTGACGCTGGATATTGCGCGTCATAACAAATGAAACACGCACCAGATTGCGATTGGCATTGCGACCAATATTGGTGGGAATGTACGTGCGGAATTGAAAAAGGAAGGATTGCCACTGTGACCACCCCCCGCGAGGCGCTTGAGGAACTTGACGCCGCTTTAGGTGGAGTAAAAAGCACGGCAGTTGATCGGTACGAGTCTGTTTATTCGATGGACGTTGACGAAATCCTCACCGCGCTCGCCCCTCACTTTCTACCGGCGGGATGCGTGGCGGTGTGTAAGAAGTGCAAATCCCCAGAACAATCTAAGTTCTTCGCGGGCGCATATCACTGGTCATGGTCGGATTGTAAACAAATAGACTGCCCCCTCAAACCGAAGGACACGCCATGAATGACACCCCCGCGCCGAGGTTCACGGCTGAACAGTTCAAGAGCGCATCAATAGCGATACGCATGGCAACGCCTGACCAGAAGTTCGCCATGAACACCCTGGCCGATATGTTTGCCCAAGCCGCCGCCGACCTCGCAGCCGCGCCGACGATAACGACTTGCCCCGGCCCGACTAACAACGACATTCCCCCACCAGCGATGAGCATCACATGACCAACCCCACATACACCGCAGAGCAGATGCGTGATGCGCTGAGACACCACTCATCAGCCATCGACCTCTCAGTTGTTGATAACATGCTCCGCCAAGGCGCGGGTGCGATGGAAGAAAACGCGGAACTAAAGAAGTTTATAGCGTCTGGAACGGCGGTGATGCTGACAGATTGCAACTCAATTGTAATCACACTCAAAGAGCGCGTGAAGGTGCTGGAAGATGCGGTTAAGGACGCAATAGACCACATGACTTCTGACGGCCATGAAGGCCAGATGAAAGATTGCTGGATGTGCCTACTCGTTGAACGCATGAACGCAGCCCTCAAGGAGACAAAATGATTGCCTCTCTCCCGATCCACAAGTACGTCTGGGTTGACTCCAGCTTTATCCGCACTGATGCGGAAGGCTTTGAGCCAGCGGTGTGGTTCGGGCTGGTCAGCCAGTATGGCCGCGCCTGGGGGCTGAACGTCATGCTGGAGTGCGGTGCTATCTACCGCAGTTTACCGCCCCATGCGGTGGCGTTCTGCAGTGACCCAAAACCAACATGGGACGTAACCGACGCACAGTTATGGGACTGTTACGCCGATAAGTTCCAATTGCATGAGTATGCGTATCTGAGAGAGTCCCGTGTAAAGACTGGCAAACATAATGGTGTCTACCTGTTCACAGCAGCTTTCATTGACGATGCGTTTACACGCACACCAGAGCAAGGCAAAGAATTTAGCTTTATCGAGTTAACGAACGGACGCCTGACGATACAACCAACCAACCGCACGTTGTTTGAGGACAAATCATTCACGATAGACACCGGCACACCGAAAGACTTGGTGACTCAAAACACGGTCTGGTCGTGCGAATGACCGTTACCCCTGCCAAGTTCATCTGTCTACGTGAACACCCTGAAAACGCACGATGGGGTTTGGGATGTGGGCGTGAGTGGACTGGAACTGCTAACTGAGGTTGTCCGTTTTGCAGCGCGTTTTATGTGAAGGAAATTAAATGACTTTATGGCCGTATCATTCTGAAGATGAAATCAACGCCGTTGTTGAAGTGCTTCGCTCTGGTAAAACAAATTACTGGTCAGGTCCAAACGGGCAAGCGTTTGAATCAGAATTTGCTCAATTTACCGGAGCGAAGCATGCTATTTCTGTTACCAACGGCACGACCGCGTTAGAAGTTGCGCTTCATGCCATTCAAAACCCCAATGCGGAGGTTATTGTTCCGTGTCGAACGTTCATGGCAACTGCGAGTGCGGTTGTCACGGCTGGAATGGTCCCGGTTTTGGCGGATATTGACCCCCAAACGCTGAATGTGAACGTTGATTTGCTTGAAGATCGGCGCACACCCAACACTTTGGCTGTGATTGTGGTGCATTACGCGGGTTTGCCGTGTGATATGGAGTCGATTTGCGCTTGGGCCGAAAAACATTCGATCATAGTCCTTGAGGACTGCGCTCACGCGCATGGTTCTCGCATAAACGGCCAGCACGTTGGCACTTTTTGCTCGATTGGGTGCTTTTCGTTCTGCGTTGGCAAGATCATGTCCACTGGCGGCGAGGGTGGCATGGTTATTACGAACTATCCCGAGGTCCATAAGCGCATGGCGGCACGGCGCGATCACGGGCGCTATCAGATGATGGGTTCTAAGGACATGACCCAGTTCCAATGGACTGTTGAGGAGTATGGAACAAATCTGCGTATGACTGAAATGCAGTCTGCGATTGGCCGGTTGCAGCTACAGAAGTTGGACGGCTGGGTTCGTCGGCGCAATGCGATAGCCAATCGGTACAATTTGATTCTGGATGGGATTGATACGCCAAAGAACGTCACACACGGGCGTTACCTTTACATGGCGACAATTGATGACCGTGATGCGCGTATGGCCCGTTTACAGGAAATGGGTATTGCTGCGCGGTTGGGTGGTTGTCCGAACATTGGGCATGAGGCGGTGTTTGGCGGCATGGCGGCGCATTGCCCAAATGCAGATGCCGTTGGCGAGCGGACTATTTCATTGCCGGTGTATCCGACAATGACGAATGATGAAGTCGAGAAGGTGTGTGACGCGGTGAAAATCGTATGCGCCTAGACGACGAAATTGTTCACACCTACCGACAGTCCCGCAAGTGCTTTTTGGCTGGTGATTTGAAGGGCGCGGAGTATTGCTACCGTGAAAACAGGAGAGAGCATGGCATTGATTTATATTATGAGGTGGATTTGCCTCAACACCTTATGTTTGTTCACCCTGTTGGGACTGTTCTTGGTCGAGGTGTTTATGGTGATTATCTTTGTGTTTACCAAAATGTTGGAGTTGGTTCTAACCTTGATGGGTCGCGTCCTACGCTCGGGCGCGGAGTTGTACTTTTCCCTGGATGCAAAATTCTGGGAGATACAAAGATTGGCAACAACGTATTTGTCCAAGCCAACACGGTAGTCCACAACAAGACGATCCCATCGAACTCAATTGTCTACCCTAACAACGGCGGGTGTACTTACGATTTGACGACAAAAAATGTAATTAAAGAAATCTTTAAGGTGACTCATGGTTAAACGTACAAAAAAATTAAGAATTAACATTACTATTACGCCTGAATTATTAAAACGTATTGACGCTATTGTTACTTCTTACGAACGCAGTCGTTTTGTTAACGAAGCGTGTGTTGAAAAATTAAATAAAAGAAAAGAAATTAAATGAGCGTCCTCTATTTGATTACGGCTCGGGGCGGCTCAAAGGGCGTGCCGAAGAAGAACCTCCGCATGATTGGCGGATTGTCATTGGTGGGCTGGAAAGCCGAGGTCGCCAAGCAAGTTATTACACCGGAAGATGATCTGGTGATTTCGAGTGAATGTCCTGAGATTTTGAGGGAAGCGCGGGATCACGGGGTGTCTGTACCGTTTGTCAGACCTGATGCGTTGGCGACCGACACGGCTTCGTCTGCGGATGTGATTTCTCACGCAATGGATTATTTGCAAGGTGACTACAATACGGTTGTGTTGTTGGAGCCGAGTGCACCGTTTACAACGCCCGAGCATTTGGTGACTGCGCTAACGATGAAAGATGCGAAGCAAGCGCACCTGATTGTTGGGATGAAGCACACCGAGCCGCACACGACCTTCATTGGCGAGCAGCCCGACGATGATTTTGTCACGCCAATTATTGTGAAGATGGATCGTGTTGGCCGCAATTTGCGTCGGCAGGATTTAAAGCAAGAGTGGACGATGAACGGCGGGTTGTACGTTTTTGATGCGAGTATGTTTAAACACAAGCGGTCCATTTACGGCGGAGCCAGGAACTACGGCTTGTTGATGGACCGTTGGCACAGCATTGAGATTGATTCGATGCACGATCTGGAAATGGCTCAGTACGCTTTCAGCAAGGGATATGTGAGTTTACCATGACGTTCATTATTTGTGAGGCGGGGATTAACCACTGCGGCTCTCTTGATCGCGCATTGAAGATGGTCGAAAGCGCGGCTGAATGTGGCGCTGATGCCGTTAAGTTCCAATCGTTCACCGCGACCGAGTTAGGGTACGAGCCGAAGTTGACGGAGTTCCTTCGGGGTGTGGAGTTGTCGAAGGACGATCATTTCAAGCTGAAGATGAAGGCCGACAAGTGCGGCATTGAGTTCATGTCCACGCCGTTTGATACGAAATGGTGCGACTTCCTGGTTGATGAGATTGGCGTGAAGCGCATTAAGATTTCAAGCGGGAAGGTCAAAGACCGTCTGTTTGTTGAGCATGTGTTGGACTGTGGACTTCCCGTGATTGCCAGTAACGGCATGGTTACTGCCAATATGTTTAATAGACATTTTCGTTATAGAGATAAATTTACAGCTTTGTATTGTGTGTCTGAGTATCCGACGCCGCTTTACATGTTAAATTTCGGAAACATTAAAAAATTAAGTAAAGATTTTCAGCGCGTCGGCTTTTCCGATCATACCGTTGGAATAGAGGCCAGCATTATTGCTGCTGCATCTGGCGCGTCTGTGATTGAGAAGCACTTTTCATTAGATAAGACGCTCCCCGGCCCCGACCACGTTTGCAGCCTGGAGCCTGACCAATTTAAAGAGATGGTCCGACAGATCAGGCTGGTGGCGTAATGTTGTCTGGGGGGACACGCAAGATTGAGGTGAAGGACTTGCTTTCTCGACGGTCTGTTGTTTCTGATTTGTCCCCGGTTCACAAACTGGTCAACCAACGGCGCGTGGTCATTACCGGCGCGGGTGGGTCAATTGGTTCTGAACTGGCCCGACAGGTCTACGCCCTTGACCCGCAATCTCTGACTTTGATCGACAACAGCGAGTACCACCTTTACGCCATAGGTACGGCATTGCCTCACACCAATCGTTTGTTGGGTGATGTGCGCGACACCAATCGGATTTACGAGATATTTAAGGCGCTCAAGCCGGAGGTTGTGTTTCACGCTGCTGCGTTGAAGCACGTTCCGATTGTGCAATCCAATCCGATTGAGGGGATTAAGACCAACGTATTTGGCACGCAGAATGTGGTTGATGCTGCGATTGTTGTGGAGGCTGAGACGTTGGTGATGGTATCGACTGACAAGGCAGTTAATCCGGTGAGCGTGATGGGGGCGACGAAGCGCGTTGCCGAGATGTACGTTCGGGCCGCTGGGTACAGCGTTGTGCGGTTTGGGAATGTGTTGGGTTCTTCCGGCTCGGTGGTTCCATTGTTTGAGGCGCAGATCGCCAAGGGTGGGCCGATCACGCTGACCGACGAGGACGTTGAGCGTTATTTCATGACGATTGATGAGGCGGTTGAGTTGGTGTTGTTGGCCGCTACGGGCCAGCGAGCAACGTATGTGTTGGACATGGGCGAGCCGGTGAATGTTGGGGCACTGGCTCGCGACATGATCCGGTTGGCGGGGAAGATGCCCGACAGTGAGATTAAGGTTGAGTTGACGGGTTTGCGCCCAGGTGAGCGGCTTCACGAGGAGTTGTTTTACTCCAAGGAGACGGTGAAGCCGTCTGGCATGGGCGGGATATTGTTGGCTGATTCGGTGGTTCATTCCAACGTGGGGTCTGCGATTGGCCGGTTGGAGGAGTTGGTTCGGATCGGATTGGTCGAGGAATCATTGGCTGTTTTATGGAGGTCTGTCCGTGTCGGGTCGTAAGGTTTTAATAACGGGAAGTGAGGGGCATCTTGGCCGTGCGCTGCGTGCGGCGTTCACCGCGCAGGGGGATTTTGTTCTTGGAATGGACTTGCCTGGGATCGGGGTTGATCTTGAGTGCGATTTAGATAACGACCCTATCGAAAACCTCATATGGGACATTCGCTACCTCAAGCCTGAGATTGTTATTTGCAATGCAAAAGTGCGGAAGTGGGAGGCTCATCACGCGCTTGCTAAGTGTGCCACCCAAGCAATCGTCAACATTGGCTCGATCTACGGAGTATTAGGAAGTGACCCGTCGCTCTACGAAGGTACGGAAGTCGAGCCAACTCCAGCGTGGTACGCGGCCAGCAAGGGCGCACTCATTGCGCTCACCAAATGGCAAGCAACCAACTTCGCTCCTGTTCGTTCCAACGCTGTTTGTCCAGGTGGAATTTTTAGAGGACACTCTGAAGAATTTAACAAACGCTATTCTAAAAGGGTTCCTCTCGGGCGCATGGCAACCGAGGACGATATTGTAGGGCCGGTGCTGTTTCTGTGTTCCGACGCGGCGCGTTACATCACTGGCCAAGTGCTGATGGTCGATGGAGGATATTCGTCGTGGTAGACATTGCTATTATAGGAAATGGATCGCACGCCAAGATGATTGGTAATTTGTTTTTGTCTGGTACAAAAACTTACGCACGACTTGTTTATTCAGATAAAATTGTTTGTCTTAATGTAAAAAAAATAATTGTTGGCATTGGTAATAGACCAACACTCAAAGATTCGGATTTGTTTAAAAGAAAAAAAACATTTAATTTAAACAACGTTGCGTGTCTCAAAGTAAAATCAAAAAACGCTATTATCTTAGGAAAAATATTTAACGCCGTTCAAGTCATGCCGGGGGCTGTTATTAATTACGGAGCGTTGGTGCGAGAGAACACCATCATCAACACCGCTGCGGTTGTCGAGCATGATTGCGATGTTGGCGCACATTGCCACATTGCGCCCAACGCTACGCTGTGCGGCGGGGTGAAGGTTGGCGAACTGACGCACATTGGCGCGGGGTCTGTTGTGCTTCAGGGAATTACGATTGGATCGGGCTGCGTTGTTGGCGCTGGCTCGGTCGTGACCAAAGACATGCCTGACAACACCACATGGATAGGGACGAAGTTCCATGACCGAGTTTAACCGCGTAACCGTTGTCAGTAATTCTCGCGCCGAAGACGGGCCGTTAGAATCTGTAATTAAAGTTATGCCTGGATGTTCTGTAACACGGTTTATTTCAGATGGCATGTCTCCAGCCGTTGCGATTGCCCAAGCAATTATTTACTTCACTGTTGCGTTTGAAACACAAAAGCCAAAACTTGTTGTTTTGTTAGGAGACAGGTATGAAACGCTTGCGGCTGCGCTGGCGTCTATGTTCTCGGCTATACCCATTGCCCACATTGGTGGCGGAGAAACCACTATTGGAGCATTTGATGACGCCATGCGTCATAGCATCAGTCATATGGCATCGCTTCATTTTGTGGCTGCAAATGAGTTTGCCGCTAAGTTAATAAACATGGGTATTGAACCAAATAACATTTTTACAAGCGGAGCTTCAGGATTAGACGGCGTTGAAGGCAATAGCGCCAAACGTGATAAAAACGAAATATTAGTTACGTATCATTCAGAAACACGATTACCAGATTACGGCATTAATAATTTTAAAAAAGCTCTTTTAATTTTAGATAAATATTACAAAGACGGTTACAACATTATTTTTTGCGGCGTAAATAACGACCCTGGCTCAGAAGAAATTAACAAAATAATTAAAGATTATTGTGATCTACGTTCATGCGCCAACATTTCTCCAAGCATGAATCACAGTGATTATGTGAAGAAAATGCAGCACGCTTCTCTTGTTGTTGGCAACTCTTCTGCTGGCGTAATTGAAGCTCCTTGGGTTGGAGTTCCCAGCATTAACATTGGAGATCGTCAAAAAGGACGCCCATTGGCTAGTTCTGTTTACAAATCTATTAATCAAATTGAAGCTGCTTTAAAACACAAAGAAGATTGGAATCCGTTTTATAAAAACGGTGCTGCTCCTAGAATTGCTTCTAGAATTAAACATTGGCTTAACAATGAAAAATAATTTAACCCAGCTAAACGTCAGGCTTTCTATGAATTTAATTGAAGAATTAGAAAAATTTTGCAATAATGGATTAATGTACAAACAAGAAGTTGTTGAGCTTGCTATTAGACGTTTTTTAAATGCAGAAAAATCTAAAGTTAAAAATGCATAAAATTCCAAAAATTTGTATTAACAATGATTTGCCAGATGGCATTTTAATTGGTTACGACAATTTGGGGACCGTTGTTTGTTGTCTTGAGTTTCATCCCAATTATAATTTTTATTTTGGCAGTGAAAATTATAGAGATTTAGTTTGCGAATGGAGCGTTTGCAGATCACATGCGCTTAGAATTGCAACAATTATTTCCTGGAGAGAAAGTAATTACTTTTGCATTGGGAACGCATAATTTTAGGAAAATAAAATGTTAAATATTCCACCCGACATTGAGCGTGACGCTATATTTGTAAAAATATATTTGCAAACTGGAGACGGTTTGGATGCGTGTAAACGCGCTGGCTTTGTTATTAATGGTTATGACGACCGAACTGTTGCGGAATATTTGCTTGACCGGCTGGACATTCAAGCTGCATTGCAGTTGGCCAAAGAGTCTCAAAATTACAAACCAGCCGTGGTAGAAATCACGCGAGAAAGCATCATATCTGATTTGGACACAATTCATCAATCAGCTATGTTTGATAAAGACTACACCCCGGCTATTGCTGCTAAAAAATTGCAAGCGCAACTTATGGGCGTATTGCAAGAAAATGTGCAAGTTACACACAAGATGGATGTGACGCGCATGACCGATGAGCAATTGATTAACATGATAGCCTTAAAATCTAAACGTGAAGATTTAAGAATGATTGACATCACGCCTGTCGGGTTAGGTCAGATTAAAAGCACCGCAACAACCAGTATTTAAAGGAAGTATTTATGGCAATTAAATCTAAAGTAAACTCTTCTGGTAACTATACGCAGCCTGGAATGCGTAAAAAACTTTTTAGCCAAATTAAATCAAGTGCTACGCAGGGCACTGGAGCAGGACAATGGAGCGCCAGAAAGGCTCAGCTTCTTGCTAAGCAGTACAAGGCTAAAGGCGGAGGTTTTAAAGACTAGTTATGAAAAAACCACAGACCTCCCTTAAAAATTGGACATCGCAAGAGTGGGGCACCAAATCCGGTAAGCCCTCTAGCAAAACAGGCGAACGCTATCTTCCAAAGGCTGCGATTAAAGCATTGTCTCCGCAAGAATATGCAGCGACAACAAAAGCCAAACGCATTGGAAAATCTAAAGGTAAACAATTTGTTCCTCAACCCCCAAAGATTGCTAGAAAAACTTCTGGTTATAGATAATAAAAATAATGACTGACGAACCTTCTTTAGATGATTTTGCTTTCGAGTTATTGCGCCGTCGTCAAGCGCGAGAGAACTTCTCGGACTTCATGAAGTATTTGCACGGCCTTCCCCCGCCGAAACACATGAAGTTTCTGTGCGATAAACTTCAAGATAAAATGAGCCGCAAGGGCGACCGGCTTCTGGTTTGCTTTCCCCCTGGCCACGGTAAAAGCACGGTTTCTTCGCTCTATTACCCCGCGTTCTATCTATCTAAAAACCCAACGCACAACATCATTACAGTTAGTCACACTGAATCTTTTGCTGAACAGTGGGGCCGTAAGGTTCGTAACTTGATGATGAGCGACGAATACAAGTTTTTGTTTCCAGAAATAAAAGTTGCAGAAGATAGCCGCTCGGCTGGCCGGTGGGATTTGGTCAACGGCGGCTCGTATTATGCTACGGGTGTCGGCGGCACGGTGACGGGCCGAAGGGCAGATTGCTTGGCCGGGGATACGATTTTACAAACGCCCAACGGCACTATCCGCATTGAAGATATTGACGTTTGCCCGTCTCCCTGTTATGTTCTGTCTTATGACACAGAACGGACGACTGACAGTTCACCAACCTACCGTAGAGTTATTGCTGTTGCACGGCGCAAAACGTCTGAGCGATTTCGAGTTCACACTTCCAATGGAAGTGTTCTTGAAGCAACGGGAAACCATTTGGTCTTTAACCAAAGGGGTTTCGTCAAGGTCGAAACCTTATGTGTTGGTGACTTACTCTTGCGGAGTGTGCCAAACACCGAAGTCCACAACGATGGCAGAGGCGGCGAAAAGGACAAGGAAAGGCAGAACGGAATTTTATTGCAGTTTCCCATGTTCAACTCGGGCGAACAACGTAGCGCGTGGAATGGTTTTTCAAAGAACGTGCAACGCTTGTGGGGAACCGTTGGGACCAAGATCAAAGACTGGGGTTTCAAAAAGAACTTGCTCGGAAAAATGTCGGTTAAAAATATTAAGAGAAGTAGGGGTAAGGCGCAGAATACCTGGAGATTGGCGCAATCGTATTTGCGAGACTTGTCAAAAGCCGTTTACGGTATCGACAAAAGTATCAACTGGAAAATATTGTTCCAGAACTTGCTCAAGCACCGCCCACAGAGAAAGAATGTCTGGGAAAAACAATCCCGGCTATCTTCATGGTGGAGAGACAAAGGGCGCTCGCTCCATACGCTTTTCTCATGCGGAGGAGAGAACACAGAAGGGTTGGATGGATTTGCGCTGGCTTATAATACAGCGGGACGGAAAGGCTTGCGTGGTTTGCAAGAAAGCGCCCAAACGCCAACTTCACTGCCATCATATAAATTTGAATCCGAAAGACAACAGACACGAAAACTTGGTGGCTCTCTGCCGCCCGTGCCATACGAAACTTCATGCAGCGGAGCGTTCAAAACCGAAAGTGATACTGTTTCCTTGGTTGAGCGAGTATGCGAAGAAATCTTTGTCTACGACATAGAAGTAGAGGACACCCACTGCTTCTTCGCCAACGGCATCCTAGTCCACAACTGCGTAATCTGCGACGATCTTTTGAAAGGCGTTGATGACGCAGAATCAAAACTTGTACGCGATAATATGTGGGATTGGTGGGGTTCTGATTTATCAACTCGTCTGAAGCCTAGCGGCGTGATGGTAATTATTGGCACACGCTGGCACCTAGATGACATCATTGGCCGAGTCATGGCCGCTGAGAAGCAGAAGGGTGGCGACAAGTGGGACAAGGTTATTCTCCCGGCTCTGGCTAAAGACAAAGACCCATTAGGGCGTAAAGAAGGTGAAGCCCTCTGGCCGGAGTGGGAAAGTGAAGTTGCTCTGGCTCGGAGGCGTAACCAGCCGTCGATGACTTCTCGGCAGTGGGAATCTCTGTATCAACAAAGCCCAGTTCTTGATTCTGGTAACGTCATCAAACGAGACTGGATCAAAATTTGGAACCAACGCGAACCGCCTAAATGTGATTTTATTCTTCAAAGCTGGGATACGGCTATTACATCTAAAAACAAAAGTGCTTTTTCAGTTTGTTTGACGTTTGGAATTTTTACAGAAGATAAAACGGATTTGCCGTCAATTATCTTGTTGTCCCGCTGGCGGGGCCGTGTGGATTACCCTGAACTCCGCAAAATGGCTCAAAGGCTGGCTAATAATTATTTAGACGATAATTTAGAAGTGCCTATGACCGGCAATTTTAAAAAACCTCCAGACATGATTTTGATTGAAGCCAAAGCCACGGGGGAACCTTTGATAGCTGATTTGAACCGTGCCGGTATCTCTGCAACACGGTTCAATCCGAACAAGCATGGAGATAAGAACGCTCGACTTTTGCTGACAACGGACATTTTTGAGAATGGCCGATTTTACGTCCCTGGCCAGCCCCCAAATTACACACTTCCTAGGCGATGGGCCGAAGGCTATGTAAATTCTTTAATTTCATTCCCGGCTTCAGATTCACGAGATGATGCCGACGCAACCAGCCAAGCTATTATTCGGATGAAAACCAGTGGCTGGATTAAGAACAGCCTTGATGCTATAGAAGAAGTTCCTTTCCGCGTAACAAAACGTGCAAACGGGGCACTTTATGGTTAAGATACCTATTGTCTCTGTATTTTTAAGTAAATCTGTATGGCCATAGATCGCGCAACCGCCTCTATACTTGGTTTAAATGATATAACTGGCGGCGATGCTAGTGGTGAAGAATTAAACATTCCTCAAATTGACCCTACGTTTGCCGATGGCGCGTCAATCACGCCTGAAGAAGATGGTGGAGAAACTATTGATTTTCAACCACAGGCTGATGAATCCAAACCAGTGGATCACGATGACAATCTGGCCGAATACATGGAGGATGATGACCTTCAATCTTTAGCTAACGACATCATTGATTACGTTGGTGAAGACCGAAAATCCCGCGCCGATTGGGAATCTATGTTGTCTCAAGGTTTGACCTACCTTGGCTTAAAGATTGAAGATAGGTCTATCCCCTTTAGCGGTGCGGCTGGGGTCTTTGATCCAATCTTATTAGAAGCTGTAATTCGTTGGCACGCGACGGCTAGCGCCGAGTTAATGCCAGCGTCAGGTCCGGTTAAGACTCAAATCATTGGCCAACCAACGCCGGAAACAGAAGCCCAGGCTTCCCGCGTTAAAGAGTTTATGAATTATTACTTGATGGAAGGCGCACCTGAGTGGGTTGAACAAAACGACCAAATGTTGTTTTGGCTTCCTCTGGTTGGCTGCACGTTTAAGAAAACTTACCAAGACCCCATTTTAAACAGAGTAGTTAGCCCCTTTATTCTACCTCAAGACTTTGTTGTTTCATTTAGCACCGATAATTTAGAGACTTGCCCCCGCGCTACGCACATCATCAACATGTCTCCCAAAGACATGAAAATGCGTCAGATCAGCGGGTTTTACCGTGATGTTGAATTAAAAGAACCTGATTATTTAGATGAAAAAAACTCGTCGTTAAAAGACAAATCTACCTACACTCAAGGTTTAACTACACCCACAGATTCAGACGAAGCGCCTTATGACGTATATGAGTGCCATATTGACCTAGACTTGGTTGGTTTTGAGCATAAAGAAGCCGAAAACGACGATAGCGAAGAAGAGCCTACTGAAACTGGCTTGCCGCTGCCGTACATCGTCACAGTCGAGACTGGTTCTAGAAAAGTTCTGTCGATCCGCCGGAACTGGAAAGAAAAAGACCAAACTTATTCTAAAATTCAATATTTTACGCACTTTAAGTTTGTCCCCGGCCTTGGGTTCTACGGTATTGGCTATGCCCATATTTTGGGTAATACGGCCAAGGGCGCTACATCTTTGCAAAGGCAAATGATAGACGCCGCCACCCTGGAGATGTTCCCAGGCGGTCTAAAAGTGAAGGGTATGAGGGGCGACGACAGCAACGTCATGATTGGCCCCTGCGAGTTCCGCGAATTGGATACCGGAGGGATGCCCATTCAACAGGCCATTATGACGATGCCCTATAAGGGGCCGTCTCCCGTATCTATGGAGCTTTGGAAAGCCACCCGCGAGAACGGGGAGCGCCTTGGCGGTATGACTGAGGTAGCGGTTGGAGAAGGCCGTCAGGACGCCCCTGTAGGCACCACAGTAGCCCTTCTAGAAGCTTCTAACCGAGTGCAGTCTGCTACCCTCAAAGCTGCCCACCGCGCCTACAGACGCGAATTTAAGTTATTTGCGGCCCTGTTTGGCCAGTTCTTGCCGGAAGAGCCATATCCATGGCCGGTAGCCGGTGGTCCGAACGTCATTATGAGGGCTGACTTCTCGGATCAAATTGACGTTATCCCCGTCAGCGATCCCAACATTACGTCCTCTGCCCAGCGCATGATGCGTGCCGAAGCCCTGCTTCGATTTGCAACTCAAGCCCCAAATTTGCACGATCAATATCAGGCTTACCGCCAGATGTACGTGGAAATGGGCATAGACGAAAAGCGGATTACTGCGCTTCTGCCTCCCAAGGAAGAAGCCAAGCCGATGGACCCGTTGAGCGAAAACCAGAACTTTTTAAACGGCAAGCCCGTCAAAGTTGGCGCGTACCAAGACCATGATGCCCATATTGCATCTCACACGGTTTTGATGCAGCAAAAGCCTGAGTTGGTAACGGTCCCGGCGCATATTGCCGAGCATGAAGCCGCCAAGATGCGGGTTCAGGTTGAACAGATTCTGGGTCAGGCGCTTCCGCCTGAAGGCCAGCAATTGCCGCCTGAAGTTGAAAACCAAATTGCCGTTTTGGTTGCCAAAGCGATGCAACAGATTTCTAAACCGCAAGGTGGAGAAGACCCCACCCCTGGTCAGATTGCTATGGAGCAGCTTAAAGTTGAAGCCGCTAAAGTTCAGGCTAAGTTGCAAGAAATTCAATCTAACACCAGCAGCAAGGCATTTACTGAAACGTTAAAGTTAAAATCTAGCCGCGAGGACCGCCTGACTCGTGAGCGTATTGCCATGTTGAGTTACGAAAAAGACAGGCAGAAACAAATTTCCCAACCAAAGACTTTCGGGACAAGGAGCAAATTCTAATGGACTCAATGCGTAAAAATGCTCAAAAAATGATGCCGCATATTATGGCTCTAAATAAGAATCCGACGATGGGCATGAAGAATGACCGTCAACCAGCCCCGGCTGTTAGCAAGCTCGTTGCCTTTGCCAAAGGCGGCAAAGTTATGGCTAAGGGCGGTGCCGCCGACATGAAACAGGATAAAGCCCTGCTGGCGCGTCACAACAGACTTATGCACCCCGGCCAGAAGTCCAAGTTGAAGAACGGTGGGATGGTGAGTAAGTATGCAGAAGGTGGTTCAGTAAAAAAAGAAATAAAAAAACCCATTAAACCTGAACCTTTGAAGGATTTGACTTCAGAAGATAAGAAAAAAGCCAAAATGGGCATTAATCCCTATCCTGGCCGTTCGGAAGACATGGAATATGCCAAAGGCGGTCCTGCCAAAAAAGGCATGGGCATTATGATTGGCATTAAATTCGGCAAACCCAAGGCGCACGCCAAAGGCGGCAAAGTTAAGGGCGACAAAAAGAAAGTCATGGGCACTGTTGGCGAAGCTAAAGCCATGATGGCCGCTTTGCAAAAAGCACGCCGCCCCGCAACCCCGATGCCGGGGACTCCCATGGCTGGCCTTGGCATGGCTCCCCCGATGGCTCCCCCGATGGCTCCCCCGATGGCTCCCCCGATGAAGCACGGTGGCAAGGTCATGAAAAAGGCTAATGGCGGTATGTCTCGCCCACTTCAAGCCCAACGGATGCAGATGCCTCCGCGCATGGCTCCGCGCATGGCTCCCTCAATGGCTGGCATGGGTGCCCCAATGATGAGAAGGGGTGGTAAGGTCATGAAGAAAGCCGCTGGCGGCGTTGCCAAACTTCGCAAGAAGTCACCAATGCCGAAGCCAATCAAAATGGTCAATTATCCAAGAGGTGGTTGATATGTCGCGCCCCGTAAAAAACATTCGCCGTAAAGAAGGCAAAAACAAATAGCTATGCCAGTCGTCAGCAAAAGCCAAAATCGTTTTATGCGTGCAGCAGCTTCCCGGCCAGCAATGGCTAGGAAGCTGGGCATAAAGCAATCTGTAGCTAAAGAATTTATAAAAACAAAAAAGGGTAAGTCGCTATCTAACTTGCCGGAGAAAGTGAAGAAAAAATGAGTGCAGACCTGTTGGCAAGGAAGGTCACGGCAAGGTTAAGGGAAATTCGGGAAGATAAAATAAACGCACTCCGAAGATGCAAGCCCCGCGCCCCGATGGTTATTGAAGGCGCAGCAGTCCCCGCAGCTACGGCTGAAGAAATTGCTTTTTTTGCAATAGATACGAACGCAACTATAGATGCGATCAACATGCTTATGTTGGTCGTGGAGGAAGAGTACAAAAAATTAACAAATCCAGAAGACCCCGTTGAAGATATTAACCAAAAGGCAAGGATAAATTATGGCTAATTCAAAATCACTTCCATATGTGGAAGAACACGAAGTTAAAGAATCACTCACTATAATTAATAAACAATTTGTTGAACTTACCGGGAAAGAGTTCGGATTTCGTCCAGCCGGATATTATATTGCGGTTAAAATTTATGTCAGATCAGATGAGTTGTCGGTTATTGACATGCCCGATGGTTCAAAGAAAACTCTTTGGACGCCTCCAGTAATGCAGAAACAAGACGCACTTGAATCTTGCTGTGCGCTTGTTGTTGCTATTGGCCCCGGTTGTTTTAAAAACCGCGACACTGGTGAACCATGGGCTGATGGCCCAACTTGCCGCATAGGTGACTGGGTTGCCATTCCTCGTGCTTCTACATGGCTGACGAATTGGCGCGGTGTGGCAATTGGTGTTTTGCCAGACGACAAAATTATTGGAACGGTAGAAGACCCAGCCGATCTTTCCTCTGTGTATGTTCCTCCAAAAATATAGGCAAGAAACATGAAATTTTTACCAACTATTTTTTATGCTCCAGAAGGCACTGGTCAAAACTCTATTTCCGAACCAAAAGTTACTCAAAACTTAACGGGTGAAGAGGAGTTCAATGATGAAGAGATTGAGCTTTCGGAGGGTGGTGAAGTTGAAGCATCTGAAGCTGTTGAAGCTCCTAAAGAGGCTGAAGACACAAAAAAGACGTTTAAACGCCGTGGACCAAAACGTTATGCAACGTTAACTCATGAGCGTGATGAAGCTCGTAATTACGCTCAACAACTTCAAAATGAACTTGAAAGTGAACGTCAACGCGCTGTTGAATTAGAGAACAAAGCTAATGAGGCTTCTAACGTAGCAATGCATAGTTATGCTGCTAAAGCTGAGTCTGATTTGCGCGAAGCTCGTTCTTTTCACTTGTCTGCCATTGAAAGCGGCGACCCCGGCAAAATTACAGAAGCAGCAGAACGGCTGGCCTCTACCAAATCAACAATGGATGACGTTGAGGCTTGGAAAAAGTCTGAGAAGAACAAGCCAGCCGAGCAGCCTCGGCAGCAACAGGCACAGCAGCAACAAAAGCTGCAAATTCCTGAACTTCCGCCAGAAGTTAAAGGCTGGGTCATGGAAAACCGCTATTTTGACGCAGTTGAACGCGATAGAAATGGCGATGTTGTCTTTGACCGATCTGGAAGACCTGTTCAAAACCCTGATTACGACGACCGTATGCATATTGAGGCTACTTTGTTTGCTACCAGCCTTGAACGCGACATTACAAATGGCCAAGTAAACTTCAAAGTTGCTTCACCTGAGTATTTTCAGGCCGTTGAAGAGCATATGTCTCAAAAGTTTCCTGACTACTTTGGTGAAGAAGAACAAGAACAAGAACAGCCCAGGCAGCAATCAAAAAAAGCATCTCCCGTTGCTGCGCCCAGCCGTTCAATGTCGTCTGGTGGTCAAGCAACAGGATCGTCAAGTAAATTTAAATTAACTGGCGATCAAGTTCGATTTGTTAAGAAAATGGTTGATAATGGTGGAGGCCCAAAATATCCACAAGGTCACCCCCAGCAGTTTAAACCAATGTCTTTTTCTGACGCTAAAGTCAGCTATGCTCGTCGTATTATGAACAAAACAAACACTTAATAGGAGATTTAATTATGGGCCGTAAACCGCGCAATTCTGAAACTCGTGAGAGTACCACTCGTGCTGCAACCAGTCGTTCTGCTATGAGGACTACTCACCAGTCTCGGTTTTATATTCCAAAAGAAGTTATTCCTAAAAACATGACCTATGCTTGGGTTGCAATTACGTTTGATAATGCTGGAACGCAAAATAAAGACAATTGGAACCGCAAATATAGGGCAGGTTGGAATCCTGTACCTCGTGACCGTCATCCTGAATTGTTTCCGCCCGTGCCAAATATTGGTTTTGGGTCAGACGACAGCGCACACATTGATGAAGGCGGTTTAGTTCTTTGCGAAAAACCAACCGCTGATGTAAACCGTGATAAGGCTACCCTTGAGCGAAGAGCAAGACAACAAATGGAGGGCACGCAGTGGACGCAATCTTCTGGGTCCAACCCATTTGCTCAAACGATGCCACGATTTGATGAATCTAAAACTGAATTTGGCCATAGAGCAGAATTTAAAGAATAAATTACGGGGTGGTCAGGGTTAAAAAACCTTGACCACACCTTTCCCTTGCCGGAGTGTGTGATAAAGGCCATCCTGGCCACCCCACCATTTATGTGCTTACATACAGCTCAATTTATGGTAATGTAATTCTTCTTATAGCTCCCGCAATAGCGGGTTATCGACGCCAGTTACGTTATCTGGTCGGGCAAAAAAGCCCGTTATCGACGGCGGTTACGTTATCCGCTCCGACCACAGGCAGTGGTAATCAGTAAAACCTAGGTTTTTGCGTCAATTGTGGCGCATCTGAACGGAGTATATAACATGGCTTACGGCGCAAGTGGTGGCTTTGGCCTCCAGCCGCTTAACAGCGGAAACGGTGTCACCTTCAACGGTGTTACCAACCAATACAATCTCCCCGCTACGGGCGGTCAGACGATCTTCCAGGGCGATCCAGTAGCTCTTTCCACCGCTGGTGTCATTATTCGTGGCACTGCCGGTTCAGCAATTACTGGTGTTTTCCAAGGTTGCAAATATCAAGACTCCTCGGGTATCTGGCAATTTGTAAACTACTTCAACGGCGCAACGGCTTTCCTTTCGGGTAACGTCCCGGTAGCGATGGTCATTGATGACCCGATGGCGCAATACACAGTCACTGAAGGTGATGGTACAGGCGCTTCTGGCACTCCTCTGGCCGCTTCGGCCCCTGGATTGAACGCCAATTTCCTGTACACGGCTGGCAGTACCCGAACGGGCGTTTCAGCCGTTACGCTTAACAATTCAACTGCAAGCTCTGCTTCTGGCCTTAACATGCGGGTAACTTCTATTGATCCTCGCGTTGGTAATGCTGTTGGCGCGTTCGCTAACTGGATTGTTCAAATCAACAATGGCCAGCGTTCTGCTGGAACACCGGGGCATATTATTTAGTCCCGTAACGCTTTTGGCCTAGGAGCAAACATATGACTATTAATACCAGTTCAATCCAACAACTTCTCCGCCCAGGTTTGGCGGAAGTTTTTGGTGATTATCCAATGTATCCTGCTGAATACACGGAAATCTTTACCACCCAAACTTCAGATAAAGCAGTTGAAATCGAAGTTGAAATGAAACTGCTTGGCCTCGCCTCGATCAAAGGTGAAGGAGCGCCAACGCAGTTCCAAGACATGGGACAGCGCGTTATCTCGACCTACTACCACCGCTACACTAGCGTTGGTTTCATCATCACCCGTCAGGCGATGAAGGACAATCTGTATGAGTCGCAGTTCCCACTTCAAGCGCAGTCTCTCCGTAATTCAATGCTGCAAAGCAAAGAAGTCAACGGCGCGTCAGTCTTGAACAACGGCTTCTCTTCCTCGTTCCCCGGTGGCGATGGTCAGCCTCTCTTCTCGACCGCGCACCCGATTGATACTGGCACGTTCGCCAACACGCCAAGCGTGCAGGTGGACTTGAACGAATCGTCGCTGCAAGACGCTATCGTAACTATCTCGCAGTTCCGCGATCAAGCTGGCCTCATCACGATGACGAAGCCAACCAAACTGATTGTTCCGCCGCAGCTTCAGTTCACGGCTGACCGTATCCTGCATTCTCAATTCCGCACGGGTACTGCCAACAACGACATCAATGCAATCTACAACATTGGTGCCGTGCCACAGGGCTATCGCGTCAACCACTTCTTGACCGATACCAATGGCTGGTTCCTCATGACTGACGCACCCAATGGTTTGAAACATTACGTTCGTGAAGCTTTGGAAACTGACGTTTTCACTGATTTTACCAGTGACAATTTGTTAGCCAAAGCTATCGAGCGTTATTCGTTCGGTTGGTCTAATCCGCGTGGTTCGTTTGGCAGCTCGGGCGCTACCTAATAACCCCGAAGGTTAAATAGAGAACAGGGTCATCGTGCCGCAAAAAGGTGCGGTGACCCTTTTCACAACAAACAGTGAGGCGTCATTATGACAACTTTCTTTGATAGCATCAAAATGGGGCGTGCGGTTTATAACCGCAATTCCGTCCCTTCTACTGGGTATATGGAGGACGAAATTTATGGCGTCCCGCTGACTCAGACTTACGTTTACCAAGTGGGTACAGCGTCCACTTCTTTGGCCAGCGGCGTGTTCTATGCGTCGTCTGCCATTGCGGGTACGTTGACCGGCACGGGCGCTTTGGTCAGCAGCGGCGTTGCTACCTTTGACGTTCCGCGTTGCGTGTCCATTACGGCTTCCAGCAATATGTCAACGACGACATTTACCTTTCAAGGTACGGATGCGTATGGTGCGCCACTTACTGCGTCTGTGCTTGGCCCGACCGGCAATACCTTCGGCAATTCTGGTTCTGTTGTTAATACGCTTTCGGCCTTTAAGACCGTCACCACCGCATCTGCGAATGGCGCGGCCACTGGCCTGTTGGCGATTGGTAACTCGGATACCTACGGCTTGCCTTATCGCCTTTCTAACGTTGGCGAAGCTCTTGGGGCTTATATTAACGGTGGAACGGCGTCGATTGCTCCGACTTACACCGCTGGTTTGGCTGCTACGGGCGTTGCTACTGCGACCACCGCTGATGTTCGTGGAACGGTTGCACTGGCTACGGCTGTTCTGGCCAACGGCTCCAGGTACGTCACCTTCCAGTTTATCACCCCGAACGATGGGACTTTGGCTGGCAGCGATACCAAAGAAAATACGTATGGCGTAACGCCATATTCTGGTTAAATGTAAATCGCCGGGGTGTGGCCGTCATGCCCCGGCGTTTATTATTGACGGCAAACTAGGCAAGGAAATAACCCGTGACAGAATCTCATTTAGCTCAAGCAGCACCTACAGCGATCATGCACGCCCCGACTCGTAAGGCGGTCAACATTATTGCTATGGGTTCAAGCCGTTCCGACTTCTTCCAGGCGCAGCTTATGGAAACGCGCCCTGAAATCCTGCAAAACGCGGAAACGTGGTGCATTAACTATATGGGCGCACAAATTCGTTGCGATCGTATTATTCACGTTGACCCCGTTCACCCCTATTTGGGCCACCCCGTTGTCCGTGATATGTGCGAATACGCGCTGAAGGACAACACCCCGTTCTATACGTCGTGGCCGCACCCGCGTTATCCCAACCATGTCGTTTACCCGTTTGCTCGGGTTATGGCTTCGTTTGGCGGAATCACCTATTACAACACCAGCGTTTCGTATGCTATCGCGCTGGCTTTGGCCGATGGGTTTAACGAAATCGGCCTGTTTGGGTGCGATTTCTCATATCCTGATGTGCATTTAGCTGAATCTGGCCGTGCGTGTTGCGAGTTCTACATGGGTATTGGTACTCAGCGCGGTGTTCGTTTTGCCGTTGCCCAGAACTCAACACTGATGGATATGTACAACCGCCAGCAGCCCTATGGCTGGTTTGTTGACCCCAACCATCCCCCTGGCATGGGTGGAAAAATAATGACTGCTCAACAGATTTTAGCTCATGAAGAGCGCATTAAGAATCCGCCTAAACTAGCTGCTCAGTTTCAAGTAATACAAGTGGCTAGCCCTTCAGTTATTCAGCCAATTGCGGCTCCGCAGCCAGCTATGGGTGTTGGCGGAGAACATGCTATGTATGATGCTATGTTGGGAGGGCCACTCCCATTAAGAAATGGCCATGACCCTTCTTCTATTGGAGTAGCAAATGCGCCCAGTAATATTCAGTTTCCCCACACAAACGGTTAACAGCGTTTGTGCTACGCAGACGACTACGGCCACAGATCAGCTTCTTGTTCTTAATGGATCGTTGTCTAATTTTAACGCTGGTGTAACGCCTTTTGCGGTGACTGTAGCGCCCGGTATTCAGCGGTCGATTACGCTTACATCAACGGGAAACATTAGCTCATCGACCTTTACAATTTCGGGTATTGATACGTCTGGGTATGCTGTATCTACAACGCTTACTGGGCCAAACAATGCTACGGCCACGACTGTGGCTGAATTCTTCAAAGTCACAGCAATCTCAGTTGGGACTATTGCAACCACAGCTTTCACGGCTGGTGTCGGAATTACCGGCACCAGTCGCTGGGCTGTTGTTGATACTTTCCAGAACCCAGTGGTTGTGACGGTAGCAATCAATACGGCCACAAGTGCGCCGGTTTCTATCCAGCACACTTTTGACCCGATTTCTACGTCCACAAGCCCAATGATAATCGCAGCTACTGGGTTGACGAGTATTACAACTTCTACAAACCTTAGCTACTCCGAAAACGCCACGGCTTATCGTGCCATCTTTATTGCAACCGGCACGGCAACTGGCGCGGCTCAAGTCAATATTATCCAATCGGGGTACTAACCCCGATGGCCCGTGGCAAGAAAGATCAAATGCGCGGGATGACTGTTTCAGGCGGCTACAAGTTGTCTGTAGCTAAGGGCGCTGGTTTGACCGCTAAGGGTAGGGCTTCAATCAATCGGCGCACAGGGAGCAATTTAAAGCCCCCTGCGCCGAACCCTAAGAGCAAAGCTGATGCTGGCCGTAAAAAAAGCTTTTGCGCTAGGTCACGAAGCTGGAATGGTGAACGTGGCAAAGCCGCTAGAAAAAGGTGGGCTTGTTAGATGACGCTTACCGGCACATATGATTTTGGCGTTAATACCGAGCTTGATAGCGTAATCGTTGAGGCTTACGAACGTATGGGCCGTGAGGCTTCAGACTTGTCGGCCAATGACGTACAGAGTGCTATTCGTAGCCTTAGCTATCTGTGTGCAGAATGGGCTAATAAGGGTGTTAACCTTTGGGAAGTCACGCTTAACAGTTCAGCCCTGACTTTGGGCCAGACAAGCCTAACGCTGAACTCGAAGAACGTGGAAATGTTCCAAGTCTACCGGCGCACCACCAGCGGCGGGATTAACACGGACATTATGCTCTCGCCCATCAGTAGGGCGGATTATGCGTCTATCCCCAACAAACAGCAGCAAGCCCCACCGACTCAGTACTACTTTGAGCGCACCATTACGCCGACAGTGTACTTTTGGCCTACGCCAGACCTATCAACCTATACGTTGTTTTATTACACCATGAACTTCACGCAAGACCCAGGGAACCCAACTAATACCCTGGATGTTCCCCAGCGTTGGTTTGATGCTATGGCAGCGGGTATGGCTGCACGTTTAGCGGTGAAATGGGCACCTGAGAAGGCTAGTCTGCTGCAAGGGCTGGCAGAGATAGCCTACCAAGCCGCTGCTGCTGAAGACCGCGAAAAGGTGCCTACGGTCATTAAACCCAGCATGTTGTATGGCAGGTGGGCATGAGCCGGTTATCTCCATTACACCGTCGCGCTAGGGCACCGATTGATATTGATACCAAAAGCCCCCGTTCTGTCGCCGTTTGCGATGGCTGTGGGTTTTGGACGATGCACAGCCATTTGGTTGAGAAAATGGAGTATCGCGGCGGTTCCGTGCCGGTGGGTACAAACTTATACGTTTGCGGCGTTTGCGATGACGTTCCGAACCCGTATTACTCCAAATTGGTACTTCCGCCCGATCCGGTTCCAATCAAGAACCCCAGGCCGGAAAACCCCGCTCTTAATCCTACACCTATGTTGTTCATTGTTGCGGATTACAACATGCCGATCATTACGGGCGTTAATCCGCAAGATGGTACTAACGAAGGATTCAACTTCCTTTCTGGGAACAATCCCTAATGCCTAACGTCCTCATAACGGAATTAGATCAACGCACAACTATTCTTGATACTGATGCGTTTATTGTGCAGCCAGCGGCTGGCCCTCCAGCGCAATACGTAACTGCGTCTACCGTAGCCACTTACATTGGCACAATTTCTGGAACGACTTATAGCGCCAGCACTGGTCTTTCCCTTTCTACCAGCAACTATTTTAGTATTACCAATACAGCCGTAACTGCTGGGACTTATGGCGGCGTATCTAGCGTTCCGGTTTTGGCGATCAACGCCCAAGGCCAAGTAACCAGCGCGTCTACAGCTCCAATTTCAATTACGTCTACCCAAGTAAGTGGAGCTGGTACAGTTACATCCGTAGATGTTTCTGGCGGACTTACAGGCCTATCTTATAATGGCGGTCCTATTACTTCGTCTGGAACCATCACGGCTTCTGGTACGCTCGGTTTAGGCTATGGCGGCACTTCAGCAACAACGGCTATTGCTGCCTTCAATGCATTATCCCCCACTACGACTTCTGGCGACATGATCTACCGCACTTCCACGGGGAATGTGCGTCTGCCAATTGGCTCTAGCGGCCAGATTCTAACGGCTAGCAATGGCATCCCAGTTTGGACAACAAGCACAACGGCTGGTGCTGGTACGGTTACTTCAGTTGATGTATCTGGAGGTGGTACTGGAATTACATATAGCGGCGGTCCAATCACTTCGTCTGGTACAATCACCGCTTCTGGTACGCTTGGTGTTGGCTACGGTGGTACGTCAGCCACTACTGCGATTGCTGCCTTCAACGCTCTGTCTCCGACCACAACTTCTGGCGACCTGATTTATCGTACCTCTACTGGTAACGTGCGGCTTGCGATTGGTTCTAGTGGACAGCTTTTGACGGCCAGCGGCGGTTTACCAGTTTGGATAAACGCTTCCTCTGGCGGTACGGTTAACTACGTAGATGTCTCTGGAGGCGGCACCGGCTTGACGTTTAATGGTGGCCCAATCACAGCATCTGGCACCATTACGGCAACCGGCACGCTTGATTTGGGTTACGGCGGTACGTCAGCTACGACGGCGGTTGCGGCTTTCAACGCATTAGCTCCGACGACCACATCTGGAGATACAATTTATCGCACATCTACAGGAAACGTGCGGTTAGCCATTGGTACTAGCGGCACTGTTCTTACCGCTAGTGGAGGTCTTCCGGTTTGGATAACGCCTTCTTCTGGTACAGTTACATCAATTGATGTGTCCGGCGGCGGTACTGGTCTGTCATTTAATGGTGGACCCGTTACTTCTGCTGGCACCATTACGGCAACTGGCACGCTTGGTGTTGGCTTTGGCGGCACATCAGCCACCACGGCCATTGCGGCCTTCACGGCACTGTCCCCAACAACGACATCTGGCGATCTTATTTACCGCGTCAGCGCGGCTGGAGCGAACGTCCGTCTAGCCATTGGCACTAGCGGAACTATCCTTACGGCTAGTAACGGCGTTCCTGTTTGGTCAGCTAACAACGGTACAGTCAACTACGTTGACGTTTCTGGCGGCAATACAGGGTTGACGTTTAACGGTGGTCCCGTCACGGCTTCCGGCACAATCACGGCTTCTGGTACTTTAGTTGTGAGTGCAGGTGGTACGGGCGCAGCTACGTTGACTGGCGTTCTTAAAGGAACTGGCACTACGGCCATCATAGCCGCTACGGCTGGTACGGATTTTGTATCCCCCATTGTTGCAACTAACTTTACGGAAAAACAGACGTTTGCTGGTGCGACCAGTATCTTGGCAGCGGCGTTTACAAATTCTGCTGAAACGGTAACTCTTTCTACGTTGGCGGCTACGGGCACGCTTAATTACGACATTACGAGCCAGTCTGTTTTGTATTACACCGGAAATTCTACGGCTAACTTCATACCCAACTTCCGTGGGTCGTCTGGTAATACGTTGACTTCTATTCTCGCAACCGGACAAGCCGTTTCGGCAGTCTGGGCTGTGACGATGGGAACAACGGCTTTTTATAGCACAGCCGTTCAGATTGACGGCAGCACGACTGGCGTAACACTTAAATGGCAAGGCGGAGCAGCCCCTACGGCTGGTAACGCTAGCAGCGTTGATGCGTACACTTACACAATCATAAAAACCGCATCTACGTCATTTACAGTGTTAGCCGCGCAAACTCAGTTCGCTTAAAAAGGCGCATAATATGCCTTTAATTGCACGACGCGCTGTTACATCATCCCGCGCTTACGGGATGTTTGCAAAAGCTGCTCCCAAAACAACACCCACCGTTGAATACCTCGTCGTCGCTGGCGGTGGTGGTGGTGGGTGTGCTGGTGGCGGCGCTGGTGGATTTAGAACTGCCACAGGATTAGCTGTAACTGCGGGTGTTTCTTATACTGCAACTGTTGGGCTTGGCGGTGCAGGTTCTTCTGGTTCGCCAGGAAGCGGTTTATCAATCGGAGCAAATGGCTCTGATTCAGTGTTTTCGTCAATCACATCTACTGGTGGTGGTCGAGGCGGAAATTCAGATGTTACAACTCAAAACGGTGCCAATGGTGGGTCTGGCGGTGGTGAAGGTTTTGGCCGTGGAACTGGCTCCTTCGGAAACGGCAATACGCCTTCCACATCCCCATCTCAAGGCAATGACGGTTCGCTTGGTTACTCTGATTTAGCTACATTCACCAAAGGTGGTGGCGGTGGTGGAGCATCTGCCGCGAGTGCGTATGCAGGAAACAACAGCACTGGTGGCACGGGTGGTGCTGGCACAGCATCAAGCATTTCTGGCTCATCCGTAACTTACGCTGGCGGTGGCGGCGGGAGTGGTTTGGCGCAGGGCTCTGGCGGGGCTGGTGGTGGTGGTGCCGGTGTTGCATCAGGAACTGCAAATCCTGGCACAGTTAATACTGGAGGCGGCGGTGGGGGCCAAAATAATGGCAATACCGCTGCTGGTGCAGGCGGCTCAGGCATCGTTATTATTCGTTATTCGGACACATATTCTGCCGCAGCATCTACAACGGGATCACCGACAGTCACCGTTTCTGGCGGCTACAGAATTTACACATGGACAGGTTCTGGAACCATCACGTTTTAATTACCAACAATCGGTTTGCATTTACAAAAAAACACATGGCACATTTTGTTGAATTAGACGCTAACAACGTAGTTCTACGAGGTATCGTTGTTAATAATGCCGAAACCGTAGACGAAAACGGCGTGGAAAAAGAATATATTGGTGCAGCTTTTTGTGAACGCCTGTTAGGCGGGGTCTGGAAACAAACCAGCTATAATGCTAATATCCGCAAGCGTTACGCTGGTATTGGCTACACTTATGACGCTGGCCTAGATGCGTTTATCACGCCCCAGCCATACCCCTCTTGGGCGCTAGACGAGAACGCAGACTGGCAAGCACCTGTGCCAAGGCCCGACGATGGTAAGGTGTACGGGTGGGATGAAGAGGCGCTAGCCTGGGTAGAAATTAAAGGAATCATTTAAATGGCTTTTACAGCAACGCAGTATTTGTTTAAGGCGTCTATCATAACAGCCACAACTGCTAATACAGTTGGCAGTTACACCGTACCGGCCAGTACAAGAGGCATGATTTTGGGCCTTACGTTGAGCAATACTGCCACTTCAAATAAAATGAATTATGCAGACATTGGTTTAAATAATGGGTCAACAACTTATTTTATTGCTGGAAAAACACCGATCCCCCCCGGCGGGTCTGTAGTTGCAATTGGAGTTGAAAAACACGTATTACCAACAGGAGGCTCAATTCAAATAACTGCGTATGCAACTGGTGGGCTTGATGCAATCGCAACTATTGTGGAGATAACCTGATGACAACTTTTATTGGTCGTGGGCCGGGAACTTCTCCGACCACAGATTTTTTTCCTTTAAGTGCTGCATCTGCTAGCAATCCTGTAATTAATATTGCTGCTTTAACCGCAACGGCTGGTGGCACACCAATTCATGTAGCAGACGCAAATGCTTATGACCTTCCGATTATTTATGTTGCTAACGTAGGCAGCACATCAAATGTAGTCGCGTATTTGCAAATGGGGTCTACGGCAACAACTCAATCCATCCCAGTTACAATCGCAACATCATCATACGCTTTGTTGCAACCTGGGACTCCGATTAGTGGAAGCGGAACTGTTGGTATTTGGGTATCTGCCAGTGGTGTTGTTGCTTACGGCGGCGTGACGCGTACTTACACAGCTTCGGCATAGGTGCATCATGGGAAATGTAATGACGCCGTTTTCTCCACCAGAAGCGGCATTTATTCCTAGAGTAATTAACATATTTGCATCTGGACCGTACACAGGCAGTTTTTATAGTGATATTACAACCGCTCAAGCAAAAAATAATATTTTTTATATAAGTGGTACGGCAACAGACGCTTTTGGTAGCACTACAAAATTAATGTACATTAGCCTTCCTTCAACAGCGGCATCTAAAGTTTATACTTTTAATATTGGTAACATTACGCAGCAACCGACCAGCGGACCTACCGCTGAAACCATTATGGGAGTTGTTGCGGCAAAAGTTGGTGCTGCAATTGTCTTTAATGCAAACACAAGTATTCAAATTGCCTTTATCGCATCAGGTTATGGAAGTGATGGCATTCCTACAATATGGCAACTAAGCG